ATGGGGCGGGCTGAGACGGAGAAACGCCGTCCAGCAAGTGGTGGACGGTGACGCCGTAGCCAGCTCCGGTCGCAAGTTTCTGCAACGTGTCAAACTCGGCCTTGTTCTTATCAAGGACGCGGCGAAGCGTTGATTCGGGGATGCCGGACTTGTCAGCCCATTCAGTTTGCGCAAGCCCGTGCGACCGCATAAAGCGGTCTATGCTTTCAGCTAGGCTGCCGGGTTCAAAGACCCGCTGTTTCGGCTGTCTTCCCATGCGCGGGACTGTTCCCTAAAACTAGCGCACAGCGCAACCGCACCATAGTGCGATATGTGCTTGCTATGCGCATTATGATGCGATATGCTTCACCCCATGACGATATCCAACTGCATAGACCGCATTCGCGCCTACGCCTCTCTCATGGGGTGGACGAAAAGTCGCCTAGCTAAAGAGGCTGGCCTTTCCGACACGGTGCTTAGGCATTTCGATGAATCTGCGTGGAACCCCACGCGGGCCACGATTGAACGCATCGAGTTGGTAATCCCCGCAGATTTCACCAACGAGGCGGCGCAATGACTGTTTACTTCATTGCCCCTGTTGGCGGCGGGAACATCAAGATCGGGCACACTGAAGATATCGAGCGCCGGTTTAGACATATCGGATCGTGGTCCCCGGTGCCTTTGGAAATTGTCGCCAGTTTTGATGGAAGCAAGTTGCAAGAGCAAAAATTGCACAAGCGGTTTGCGTCTAGCCGCCTGCATGGCGAGTGGTTCTCTCCAACACCGGAATTGCTTGCCGTAATCAACGATGTGCTGTCTGGGAATGCGCCAGAAAAAGAGAAGCAATTCTCTGGTCAGTACGTATTCTGGGATTACAGGCGGGACCTAAAAGACAATGGGTTCAAGGTTAAAGAACTCGCCTCCCACCTAGGTAGGCATCCAGCAACGCTTAGTGTTGGGTGGGCAAACCGCGTCCCAGCATACATTGCCCCAGCAATTGTCGAATTCTTCCGTGAGCGGGGTATCACCCCGAAATTCATAGAAGATTGCAGGCAATGACTGGCGCCTGATCCGTGCCCAATCACCCCACCCGCCACATGGTGGCCCGCGCGCCTCGCTAGTTCCGCTTTTCATGTCCGCACCTCGCTATCCAGGGGACCACGCATGACACCGTTTCGCATCCACCCGCGCCCTCGCACCGCCTCTGAAATCGAGGCCCTCCCGGTCCTTCGATCCGGCGTTGCGCTTCTCAAGCGCCTGTCAGTCGCGGACAGCATCGATTCCGAACTCCTCGATATCCGCGTCAATCTCACTCAGCGCATGAAGGCGCTCCGTCAGGGCGCCTACCTCGTACACGCCTTCCCAGTCGCAGCCCGGACACAGGGCCAACACGTCGAACTGGTCTTGGACGTCACCGAGGTTGATGCGGATTTCCTCTCCGCATTGCGGGCAGGCGATGACCAACGGGCCATTGAGGTAATTCGCCACGTCGGCGGGATGTGTTGAGCGGCTTTCCATGAGTTGAAGGTGCCATAGAGCGGCGCAACAGAAAATCGAACCATAAAGGGGAACTCACCATGAACAGCGCAAACGAACGAAGCGGTCACATGTATCCCCGCGATCCGCGCGACCTTTGCTCTGCGGTCACTGAAATCATCGAGGCGATTGGCTTTCACGAAGTCTGCAAAGCCGTGAACTTGGCTAAATCGACCGTCGAGAAATGGGCGTGCCCGACCGTCCCCGCCAAGCCGAACCTTGAGCAGTGCATTGCGCTTGATGCCGCTTACGAGCGCATCACCAATGAGCGCGGCCTGATTATCAGCCTGTATGCCGAGCGGCTGTCGCACCAGTCCATGACCGACCAGACCAACGCGCCGGAACTGGACGATGCGGCCCTCGACCTCGGCATTGCCACCGGCAAGGTCATCGAGGTCATCAAGCACATCACCCACGAAGACAGCGACTCGGGCGCGGACATCACCCCGCGCGAGGAAATCCACGCCATGAAGTTCGTTGCCATGCTGCGCCGCGCCGCCACGCGGATGGAGGACGCGATTAAGGTGCGCAGCGTCAAGGCCCTGAAAGTGGAGCTTTCGTGATGGCCCGCCCCGAAACCATCCGCGCCCAGATGCAGCTTGGCGACTGCTCGCACCTCCGCAAGCTGGCCGAAACGCTCAACTGGCAACAGCGCGCGTTGCTTGAACACTCCCTTTCTGCCGCCGCACGGAACTCCGTGGCAGCAGAGCGGGCGGCGGAATCCCCCTGACGCTGCCCGCATTTTCTCCCGAACAAAAGGAACCCGACACCATGGCCTACTTGAGCAAAGACCTTTCCGTTCTGGCCTACGCCAACGGCTTTACCCTGTGGCACTACACCACCAGCGATGCCTCCGCCACCGTTGACGCTGGCGGATATTTCAACGCCGCCGTGGACATGCTGCGGTCGGGCGACATCATCATCGCCAACGTCGATGCCAGCGCCGCGCCGCATGCCGCCCTGTTTCTGGTGTCTGCCGCTTCGGGCGGTGCGGTCACCGTCAATGACATGACCAAGGCCAGCGCCACGGATTCCAACTAGTTCTCCCCGGCGCGCCTCCGCGCCCAACTCACCCCGGCTGCTGGCGTTCGCGCCGCGCCGGGGGGCTTTCTCAGCAGCCCGACACGCGGACTGCTTGGCAAGCAAATAAGGTGACGAAATGACCATTGATGTGATGAAGGCCGGCATCATTGCCGCCGTCGAAATCAGTCACGGCGCGAGTGCTGCCGCTGGCTGGTGGAATGACTTGCACACGGGCGAAGACCTGCGCGGCAAGCGCAACAAGGGTGAATTGCTGTGCCTGATCCACTCGGAGATTTCCGAGGCGATGGAAGGTGAGCGCAAGAACCTGATGGACGACAAGTTGCCCCATCGCCGCATGGCCGAGGTGGAGCTTGCCGACGCGTTGATTCGCATCTTCGACTATGCGGGCGCCCACGGGTACGACCTTGCCGGGGCCATGGTGGAAAAGCTGGCCTACAACGCCAACCGCGCCGACCACAAGCCCGAGAACCGAAAGCTTGCTGGCGGCAAGGCGTTCTAGCGCACCCACACCCACCGGAAGGACCCTCGCCATGACTGAGCCATCTATCGGCCACAACTCTCAGATCGGCGGCATTGCCGGCGAGGCGCTGCGCCAGTTTGTAGAGCGCTGGGAGCGCCTGCAAACCGAGAAGGAGGCCATCGGCGCGGATCAAAAGGACGTGATGGCCCAGGCCAAGAGCGCCGGCTTTGACTGCGGCATCATTCGGAAATGCATCAGCCTCCGCAAGATGGACCCGGCAGCGCGCGAAGAGGCCGAGCAGTTGCTTGACCTATACCTCGCCGCCCTCGGTGACGGTCGCTAGGCCATGGCTGCCAACTCCCCCAAATCCATCACCGACGCCATCCGCCGCATGGCAATTCTGTCCCCGCTCGAAACGACAGAGCTTGCGCGGGCGGTTGGGATTGGGCGCGAGCATGTGAGCGCGTTCCGCAATTACCGCAAGGGGATGGGGCTGGAGGGGTTGTGCAAGATGGCCGATTTCTTCGGGGTGGAGATTGTGGTCACAAGGTCACACCAAGGGGGTGAGGAATGAGGCGCCCAGGGGAAGCCGTACACCGCGCCGTCGCCCAATACCTCGCGCTAGCCCTGCCGAGCAAGGGTGCTTGGTTCGCGCACGTCCCGAACGGCGGCGGGCGAACCAAGGCCGAGGGCGGCATCCTCAAGGCGCTCGGGGTCAAGGCTGGCGTGCCTGACTTGCTGATCGTCCACCGTGGCCGTGCGCACTGGCTGGAATTGAAGGCGCCGCCGCGTCTGCTCAAGAACGGCACGCCATCCAAGGCCAAGCCCGCCATATCTGACGAGCAAGAAGAGACGATGCGCCAATTGCAGCGCGCCGGGTGCGAGGTGGGCATTTGCCGCAGCCTTGGTGAAGTTCAGGCCCTACTCACGCAATGGGGGATCGTATGACCAAATCCGCCGCCGACGCCTTCATGTCCATCTTCGGATACCGCCGCGTCCGCGTGGTTGACGAGTTCGCGTGCCCGCCCACGCAGGCTGTGCACCGTGCCCGCGAGGAAGCCTATCGCAAGCGACATGCTGCTTTGCTGGACGAGCTTGCGGCGCATGTCGGGAGACCGCTTCCAGCGGTGGAGCAGATGACCAAGGGCTAGGCCACGCCTGCCCACCAACGCCCGATTGTGGGCGGAAATTGAACGAAACACGCATAATTCATGCACAGGGGATGAACATGCCCGACATTATCACCAGCGACGAAGCCGGATTGATCGCCGCCTTTCTGGCAAGCAACCCGGTGACGAAATGCCCGCCGCGTTATGCCGAGCGCGTTCAAGGCGGGGCGATTTTCACCGATGGCGCCGCGTCAACCGTCATTGAGAAAACGCCGCGCCAGCGTTGGAGCGAACAGGCCGAGGCGGCAAAAGCCCGCAAGCGCATCGAGGCTGGCAAGCACAGCGAGGCGGTGCACGAAAACCGTTGCCGCGTCGCCGCCATGGGCCGGGCCGTTCTCGCGCATCGCAAGGCCGAGGCGAAGAAAGCGCGGCTTGGCAAAATCCTGCGCCACATTGGCGACGAGTGGACAACCGCGCGGGTTAATTCCGCCGCCGCCATGGATGGTACCGCATCCAAGGTCTTGCGCGCCTTCCTGCGCGGCTGCGGCTATGGCGACAAGCTGCCCGGTCGCGTGACCAGCCAGAAGCACGCTGTGGTGCGCTCCAAACCCGATACGACCGAGCGCGATGCCGGTATCTGCGCCGATTACGTCGCCATGATGCCGAATACCGAGATTGCCGCGAAATGGCACATCGCTATCCGCACCGTGCGCAAGATCGTGCAAGGGGCGGGAATCCCCGTTCGCCAGCATAAGCGCGGTGCCCGTAGCGTTCCGACCCGGAACCGCCTGGCCGAGCGGTCTGCGCTGATTTGCGCGGCCTACGATTCCGGCGCCGAAGTTCCCGAACTGGCGGTCAAGTTCGACGTGTCGGAAAAGACCGCGCGCAAGGCCATCACCGGATCGGGCCGGGAACTGCGCAACCGGCGCGGCAACCGAAAGCCGCGACTGCCCGAGCCGTCCGAGCGCGACCGGCAAATGTCGGACTATTACCTTGCCGGGCATGGCTACCGGGAAACCGGCGCGCATTTCGGGTGCAGCAAGTGCCTGGTCAGCCGCGCCCTGCGTCGTTGCGGCACCGAACTTCGCGACACAAAGAGCGCCACGGCGGCATCAAACGCAGCACGTCGCGGCACCGGCAAGACGCAGGCCCGCATTGTCGAGCTTGCCCAAGCTGGAATGCGCCCCCTCGCTATCGCCAAGGAACTCGGGCACGCCGACAAGAGCTATGCGACGAAGGTTGTCCAGCAATGGAAGCAGGGTGCGCTTGATCTTGGCGGTGCGCCATGACCAGCCCATTTCACCTCACCCCATCCGACGCCATCACCCTCGCCATCGTCGGCCCCATTGCGGTGGTCGCCGCCCTGTCCGCGCTCAAGCTGCTGCGCGTCATCGTCGGGCTGGTCAATGCGCGGATACGGGCACGGCGGCAGCCGACGTGGCGGGCGGATTGGGAAAATGCCTGCACGGGGGTTGACGTGCTGGGTGATGGCGGGTGGAGGTTGGATTGACCAAGTCACTCAGCACCACATCCGCCATCGCCCGCGTCGAATCCGCACTCCCCGCCGCCATCGCACACCGCCTGGCCGGAATCTTCATCCCGACCAGCGTGGCCGACCGCGATTTCTTGGCCCACGCCTGCACGGTGTTCAACGCCTGCACCATGGCCCCGGCTGACGGCCTGCCACTGCCCAAGCGCGAATCGCACCACCGGGCCGTGTTGAGGCTGCGCGCCGAACTGCTCGACCAGTACGAGGGCAGAGGCGCTGTGACCGTCTACGCGGCGGCGCAAGCGTGGTTCCAATACCTGCACGATAGCGGGCTGGTGCTGATCGAACCGGGCGGGCCGTTCGCGGTTTCTTGGGCGGCGTTGGGGGAGTCGTTCCAGAGGGATGCGGGGAATATGGAGGCGTATGAGGCTTGTGGGCGGAGTGCGCTGAAGATGGCGCAGGGGTGGATTGGGTGGTTGGAAGGGCGGAACTACTACACCGCAGCAAGTTGATGGGCTGATGTGTTTGGTGTGGCGAGGGGAGGGGATGAAATGACGGGAAGATATCGCAAGTGTGGTTACAGGATCACACCAAGCATAAATGAAGCGCTTTACTTGCGCGCTACGGTCGAATTGAGTAGTATAAAGGGCGAAAGGCGGACCCCTGCAAAAGCGTCCGCCTTTCAGACCAGCATGCGAAGTGAGGTTCGCCGTGGCCGATAATTCAAATACATTACCCGGAATCCGCCCGCAAGACCATATGCAGCCCGTTGGCACGTTCACGCCGGTTGGGTTACTGGCCGCTGGCATTTTGGCTGATGCGCTCCGCAAGATGCGGGAGCGCGCCAAATGACCGCGGACATTCGCACGCCCCCCCTGAACTTCGAGGCCGAGCAAGCCGTCCTGGGCAGCATAATGATGAACAGCCGCGCCTTTGAGGCCGTGTCTGACTTCCTGCGCCCTGAGTATTTTGCCGAGCCTGCCCACGGTCGAATTTTCGCCGTCTGCCGTGATTTAATTGGCCGCGGGCGTAAGGCCGACCCCATCACCCTAAAGCCAATTCTCGAAAACGACCCGTCCGTGGTTGATGTTGGCGGCTTCCGCTACGTCGCCCAAATTGCCGCGGCAGAAGTCCCCATGAGGATGGCCGCGGATTATGGGCGTCAAGTGTTTGACCTGCACACCCGCCGCGCGCTGATTGAGGCCGGGCAAGACCTGATCGAGCGGGCCTACGACACGGCGAGCGATACCGCGGCGAACGCCATCCAAGAGGCCCACGAAGCCGTCTTGTTTGAGCTTGCGTCATCTGGCGCCGCGGAGGGCGACTTGCGCGAGTTTGGAGAATTCGTTGATGGCGCCATTGCGGCATGGGACCGCGCGCACAAGAACCGCGGCGCACCATCTGGAATACCGACCGGCCTTGTTGACCTTGACGCCCGCCTTGGCGGACTGAATCGCTCTGACCTGATTATTCTTGCTGGGCGACCAGCCATGGGGAAGACCTCGCTTGCCGTTTCCGCCGCGGTTAATGCGGCCATGTCCGGTGCGAAAATTGGGTTCTTCTCCCTTGAGATGGCCGGACACCAGCTTGCCCAACGCGTCATTTCCGCCCATGCCGGGGTTGATGGCAGCAAGGCCCGCATGGGCCAATTAGAAAACCGCGATTTCGAGAAGCTGGCTATTGCCGGTCAGGAAATCCGCGACCTCGGGATGTTCATTGACGATACCGCCGCGGTGACGGTCCAGGCGATCCGCAATCGCGCGCGCCGCCTCAAGCGCCGCAAGGGCCTCGATGTGGTGGTGGTTGATTATATCGGCCTCGCCACTCCGACCACCGGCAATGGCAACCGCGTACATGAGATCGAGGGCATCACCAAGGGCCTAAAGGCGCTCGCCAAGGAACTGGACGTGCCCGTGGTCGCTTTGTCGCAGCTTTCGCGCGCTGTGGAGCAGCGGGAGGACAAGCGCCCCATGCTGTCCGACCTTCGCGACTCTGGCTCCATTGAGCAAGACGCGGATTGCGTGCTGTTCGTCTACCGCGATGAGTATTACGCGGCCAAGTGCGAGCCACAAAAGCGCGAGGGCGAAACGGACCAGAAGTTCAACGACCGGCGCCAAGCATGGGAAGCCCGCATGGCCGAGTCTCAAGGCAAGGCCGAATGCATCATCGCCAAGAACAGGCACGGGCAGGAAGGCACCGTTGCGCTTGCGTTTGACGGCCCAACCACGCGGTTCTCCAATCTCTACCAGGGGGGCGAAGGATGGCCCGCATAAGGACCGTGAAACCTGAATTCTTCACCAGCGAAGACATCGTTGCGCTGTCTCCGCTTGCCCGCCTGTTCTTCCAGGCGTGCTGGTGTGAGGCTGACCGCGAAGGGCGTATGGAGTGGAAGCCGCGGACAATGAAGCTGCGGTACTTCCCGGCGGACGAATGCGACATTGAGGCGATTGCTAACGAGGTTACTTCCCGCGGGCTGGTCGTTCCGTATGCCGTAGATGGCAAGCAATACGCTGATATCCCGTCATTCACCAAGCATCAGAACGTCAACCCTCGGGAGACACAAAGCAAGATTCCTGCCCGCGGAGACGCCGACGCGTGCCGACGCGTGCCGACGCGTGCCGACGCGTCAAATCTAGATGTGCACGCCCAGCGGGGAAGGGAAGGGAAGGGAAAGGAAGGGAAAGAACCCCCTACCCCCCTTTCGGCTGAGCCAGATGAAGATGGTTTGGATTGGTTTGGCCAGCTTGGTTCGGCTGATCGCCTCTTGGTCATTGTCTGGAAGCAGACCGGAGCAAGTGATGACGATTGCCGTAAGTGGCTGGTCAGCACCAAGGGCGCTGGTCGCGACAAGGTTGCCGCGTGGTTGAAGCTAGGCCCATCGGCGGACGAGATCGCCGCCAAGATTACCGCGACCTTTGACGAGGCTGAGCACCGCGGCGCGCCAATTGGTCAGGCGTGGTCGTATCTGGGCAAGGTGATACCAAGTTGGGCTGCTGAGCAGAAAAGCCAACAGCGCACCGCGGCATCGACTGGCGGCGGTGATGACTGGCACGCACGGCTGGACGGCTTCAAGCGCCGCGGTGCATGGTTCGTGAATTTGTGGGGGCCAAAGCCGGGAGACGCCGGGTGCAAGGCTCCCGCCGCGGTGATGGTTGAGCATGGGTATGGGGTGGCAGCATGACCACCACCGACCGCAACCTGATCGCCGCCATCGCGGAAATCATCGCGCCGAACCCGCACTTTCGCGAGGAGCGCCGCAAGCGCATTGGCAAGCCGATGGATGACGCCGCGCACCGGGACTTTATCACTATCCGCACCGCCGCCAACAAAGCCGCGCGCATCGTGGCGCTGGTGGGTGGGGAATGACGAAACTCCGCGTGCTCGACCTGTTTTCCGGCATTGGCGGTTTCTCGCTCGGCCTGGAACGAACTGGCGGATTTGAAACCGTCGCCTTCTGCGAAATCGAACCGTTCCCCCGCCGCGTGCTGGCGAAACACTGGCCGAAAGTTCCAATCTATGACGACGTGCGCACCCTTACCGCAGAGCGCCTTGCTGCCGATGGAATTGCCGTTGATGTCATCTGTGGCGGCTTCCCGTGCCAGGACATTAGCATCGCCGGCGCCCAAGGCGGACTTGATGCCGAGCGTTCCGGCCTCTGGTCAGAAATCGCCCGCCTTGCTGGCGAAATTCGACCGCGCCTCGTCATCGTGGAGAACGTCGCAAACCTGCTTGCTGGCCCTTCAGAGCGGCCAGGCTGGTGGTTTGGCCGAGTACTCGGGGACTTGGCCGCGCTCGGGTACGATGCGGAGTGGCACGGCATACCAGCTTCCGCCGTTGGCGCGGAGCATGACCGGGACCGAGTCTGGATTGTTGCCCACCTTGACCCGATGCGGGAACTACAACCGCAAGGGCGCGAGCAAGACCAGCGGCGACGGGCTGGCGACGGTGTTGAAGCGCCTGCTGCCGACGCTGACCAAGCACGACACCAGGGGGGGTGCAAGCCGGAACGAACCATCCGCATGTGGCAAGGTTCCAGCCGTGGCTGCGATCTGCCATCGACAATGCGCATCCTGTATCCCGAGAGCACTGGGATCATCAACCCGTCTTGGGCGGAGGGGTTCATGGGGTTCCCCATCGGTTGGACCGAATTGGATGCCTCGGAAACGCGGTCTACCCCCAAATCCCCGAAATGATCGGGCGGGCAATCCTGGCAGCCGGCAACCCATGACCACCTGGCACCTCTACCCCGCCCTAATCCGCTTCGGCCTGTCCTTCTGCGACGACATGGCTGCGTTCGAGGCCTTGACCGCCGAACAGTCCGAGACGATGGCGGCGTGCTGGCGTGAGGCTCCGAAGGTGGCGAGGGAGATTTGGGGGATGGCGGGGGAGGCCCGCGAACGATTGGAGATGAGACGATGAGCAAAATTACCGAAGTGAGCCGTGATGCGCAGGTTGTGGCGTACTGCCTGTTCTGCATGGGCGGGCCGACAAGCGCCACGTTTCAGCGCCCGCATGCAATCCACCAGCGCACCCGTGCCGGTTTGGACGAACTAACCATGGCCGGGTTGCTGGAGCCGGTTGACCCCAAGACCTTGCCGCGCACCGCCATGGGATGGAAAGCAACCGAAGCCATGGGAATGCCGATGCGCGATTTCGACAAGTTCGGCATTCCGGCGATTACCGAGGACGACACGTTCCCGATTACCACCGACTGACCGCGCCGGAAGTGGCGGACGAGATACGGGCGATGTGTGAGGTGGTGAGGGAAAGGCTCTCGAATGCCGATGCGGCGCGATTTGGTGGCCGCTGACGGCGATTTAGGTTGTGGCTCGCAAATCGGGTCACGGGAAATTCAATGGCCCTGTATGGGCGTTTAAGGAGGTTTTGGCGATGGGCGAGGAAATGTGCGGAGAGTGCAAATTCTACTACACCCCGTCGAGTGGTTGCAGGCGGTTCCCGCCACAGCTTCGGCATGACGGCGAGTTCCGCTTCCCCGTAATGGGCGAGGCCGACTGGTGCGGTGAGTTCCGCCCCGCCACCCCGGCGCAGGAGTGACCGCGATGACCGCGAAACTATTCACCGTCAACGCGACGGGCGACCTAGACGCCGTGCTCTCAGAAATTGGCTGCCAGCTTTTCGAGAGCGGGGCGGACACCACGGAAATGGAGGCTGGTTTTGCGTTTGCCGCCTGCGATCTGGTTTTCATGGGGCACGACGATCAGGCCGCAGCACAGGCTCACATGACCAAGCTGTTCAATCTGATGCGCGAGTACATGAACACGCACTTTTCCAAGGAATCCCAGCCATGACCGGACTTGGCGATGACCAGCGCCGACGATACCGAACCCTGCTGCGGATGCGGCAAGCATCTGACGGAATACGAGGTGGCCTTCCGCTATGCCGGCGGTGATCCGGTCTGTTGCTCGGAATGCAAGCCGACGCCGGAACAGTTGGAAGCAGGGCGCCGCGATTGCGCGAAGGCAGCCGTCGAATTGTGGGGCCACGTCGAGGACGTGCGAGCACATTGGGGCGTGTGGCTGCGTGGCTGAGTTTGTGGGGAAGGAGGTCGTGCGATGAGCGACGTTAGCGAACTGGTTGGGCGGTGCAAGCAACCGCTCACGATGAGCATGTTCTTGCGGGTTGAGCACTTGGTGCAGCAGGCGCTCATGGATAGGGATGAACTTCTAGGCGCGCTCGAAACGCTGGCGGGAGAGAATGAACGGCTTCGGCATGATTCGCGCGCCCTTGACGATGCGAGGGAGGCATTTTGCGAGGTGCTTTCTCAACTCGCCGCGATGGCCCCGGTTGTCGAGGCGGCGCGCGAATATGTCCAGCACTGGACGGCGTTCGATCAGCTTCCTGATTGGGCAACTGAACGCAATCAGCGCGCTTTCAGGCTTGCTCAAGAAATCGCCAACCTGGAGGCCGTCAATGTCTGACAGCAGCACAGCCGCAGCCATCCTGACCGAAGCCACATCCATCGTTGACGGCGCTCGTCAGCAGGCGCACGGCAGCCGAGAGCGCAGTTTCATGCTGATCGCCAATTTGTGGGCAGAGTATCTTTCGCAGACCAACGCCGCGCCCGTGGTCCTGTGCCCGGAACACGTTGCGGTGATGATGGCGCTTCTCAAGATTGCGCGTTCGGCATGCGGTGATTCGTCCGTGCGTGACCATTGGGTGGATGGCGCCGGATATCTCGCCTTGGCCGGTGAATTGGCGGGGGAGTCGCGCTAATGCCAAAACTCGACAACGAGCCGTGCGGGGTGAGTGTGCCTGTGGACTATGGGCGCTGGTATGGGCATCACGCCGCAGGATGGTGCGCGCCTGTCCATGATTTTTCGGTGTGGCTCACGAACAACTCCCTGCAACTAGTCAAGGCGCCTAGCGACCCATTAGAGGCTCAAGCTGAGTGGGATATCGTCAAGACAATGCGAGATGCCCGCAAATGACCACCCCACGCCTCCGCACCAGCCTATCCGCCCGCGTCCCCCACACCCCAGACGACCGCGAACACCTCGACGCCATGGCTCGGGCGGCTTGGCATCAACAAGGCATTTTCACCGTGCGCGTTGACGAGGTGGCGCGGGAAATGGATCGGCTGTATCTGACGGCGATGGCGGAGGAGAGGTGGGGGAAGAGGGGTTAGGGCAGGCTGGATCATTTTGATGACCTCGACAAAATGATATAGCCGCACGAATTGACCATTTTGATGACCTCAACGAAATGGTCCCGGAATGATTTTCGTGGGCCGGTTTCGGTCGGCTAGAGCCCGCAATGCAATTTCGCGCATGGCATGTGCTGATTCGTCGCCACTCGGCAATAACGCGATTTCAGCGAGCGCAGCCTGAAAGCGGACGCACGACGCGAAGGCTTCAGAGATGTTTTCGCGAAGGCTCATCACCCTTCCTCCTTCTCCGCAGCCCACCGCGTGGTGGGCGGAAACAAGCACGCTTAACCAGCCGTGCTATGCACGTTTGCCGGAAAATTCAGACGCCCAAGGCAAGTGCCAGCCTTCTCGACGGTGTTGCAATAATCGCCACCGGGATTATTCGCACGCTCGTATTTGTCAGTTTCCGGCTGGTCAATCACCGTTACATCGGGATCGCCTATGGTAAAGAACCCGAGACGGTCTGACGGGCACCTGTCAAGTACCGCCTGAACGTCTTTTAGCCATTTCTTTTCGGCCATGGTTAGTGGCTTACATGGCATAATCACCTCCAAATTTCGGGGCAAATCTTCAGGAAATGGGCCGGTCCACCGGGGAGTAACCGGGGCTGGCCTTTACTGCAATTTTGGCGCTCACGGGGTCGCCAGCCTCTTGTGCAGCGTGCCGGGCGGCCTTGGCCTCCTTGAGCGTCGGAAAAATTCCGTGGGCGCGCCAAAGCGGCAACCATCCCTTGCGCACGCCGTTGTCCCACGACACGCGAGCGGCGCCGACAGTGACGGTCGGCCCTTGGATTTCAATCTGGCGCCACGAGCCGAAAATGACGTAGGGCATCGGACCACCTCTACAGCTTCAGGACGCGATGCGGCTAGAAGCCGGGCTGCACCGGCACCACGAACGGCTCGGGCAGCTTGTCGAAATACGTGTGGTGCAAGTGCCACGGGCCACCGACATACCGGCGGGTGCATTCCTTTTCGTCCCACACAGCCAAGTGGCCGAAATGATCGGGCCGCTTTGTTCCCATGAATCGGGTGCCCTTGGTCAGGCGAAGCTCGGGAATGTCCTCGTTGAGGATCATCGTCATGGTGCGTTCAGTCGGCGGCATTGCCTGAGCTCCATCTTCTGGGTTGTGGTGGGTCTCGCTCTTGCGGACCTGCTGCGCTGGATGATTTGTGCGTTTAACTCAGTTCCTCGGCCTTGAAGGTAGCGCGCCCCTTGCCGGTGGCCGGAATGTGGCCGTCATAGGTCGCTTCCTTACGGGCGCTGGCGATGGCGGCGCTCTTGCTGTCCGCGCTCACTGTGTAGCTGATGCCATTCTTCTCGTCCCAAGCAGGGAACTGGAAGCGGAGCGTCACTTCGTAGGTCTTGAACATCAGGGCCTCCATCGCGTCTTGATGTCCTTATTGTTAGGCACTTGCCTAACGCGCGTCAACGGAAAGTTAGGCTGTTGCCTAAAATAATTCGCTGGCGTATTGTTGCCCCATGCCCAAACGTGACCGCCGCATATTCGACCATGCCCGCGCCCGCAAAATCCTGCGGTTGCTCGGGCTGTCCAGCGAGGCTTTTCGCCAACGCTATAACCGCGTGACGGGGGCGAATGCTCGCGCGCCGGATGTGTCGGCGTGGCTGTCGGGCAAGCGAGCAATTCCAGACGCCGCTGTGGTGCTGTTGAAGGCGTTGGTCTGGTGCGCGCGGATGGCGCGGCGCTAGAAATCAAGAAATGAAAGGGTCTGCTCAGAAATGGGCGGCCCTTTTGTTTGCGCCACCTCCGTTATCTTCTGGCGCTTGTCTTGTTACGTCCTACAGCGTCCGCAATTTAACTTGCGGTAGAGTTGAAATTTCCGTTATAATTCATGTCATTAGGACGGTTTTTATGGGCAAGCGGCGCTGCCCTCAGAAATGGGCGTTTCAAGGGCAGAAATCGCCTCATTTCAAGGGCAGGGATGAGGGCAGCCGCCCGGACTTGAGAAAGGGCAGGAAATTTGCTTACTCACCGCGAGATTATCAAGGATTTGCAACCGGGTAGGTATTTTGACGGTGGCGGGTTGCACCTTCGCGTTACGGCATCCAGCCAGAAGGTTTGGATACTCCGTTTGACCCTTAATGGGGTCACGAAGGACATTTCGCTTGGCCCTCTTTCTGCCCTCGGGCTGGCCTCCGCTCGCAAGCTGGCAAAGTCGGAGCGTGATCGGTTGCGGAAGGCCGGCGACATCAACGCCGCCTCGCCGCCGAAGCGCGAGAAGAAGGCCAAGGTGGATCAGCCAGAGGCCGCCATGCCGACCTTCAAATGGTGTGCCAGCGAATACATCCGCACCCATCGCGCTGCTTGGTCTGAACGCAACACCGAGGGGTGGACTCAGACGATGCGCGACTACGCCGAGCCGATCATTGGCGGAATGCCGGTGGATACGATCTTGCGGCCCGATGTGATGAAGGTGGTTGAGCCCATCTGGACCACGAAAACAGAGACGGCCAACCGCGTGCTTTCCCGTATCCGCATTATCTTGGCATGGGCCAAGGTCAACGATTACCGCAAGGGCGACAATCCGGCGGCGTGGAAGGACAACATCAGCTTTTCACTGCCCGACCGCGACAAGATTGCGCCCACCCAGCACCATGAGGCACTGCCGTTCCGCGATATCCCCGACTTCATCGCCAAGCTGCGCGCGGCTGACGACAACGTATCGCGGACGCTGCTGTTCACGATCCTGACCGCCACCCGATCGGGCGAGGCGCGCGGCGCGGTGTGGGGCGAGTTCGACTTGGCCGCCGCAGAGTGGACAATTCCCGCCTCCCGCATGAAGGCCGGGAAGGAACACCGCGTTCCGCTCGCGCCGCAGGTTGTCGCGCTCATTGGCGAGAAGCCGCACCAAGCCAGCGCCAAGGACTTCGCCTTCCCGTCCATCCGCGTGGGCCGGAAGAATGGCGCGCTGATTTCGCCCATGACGTTCTGCCGACTTTTGAAGGATATGGGCTATCCGACACTAACCACGCACGGGTTCCGCAGCACATTCCGCGATTGGGCGGCGGAAACGACCGATTACGCAAATGAAGTTGTAGAAATGGCGCTCGCACATGCTATCGGGTCGAAAGTAGAGGCGGCTTATCGGCGCGGGAATTTGTTGGAAAAGCGACGACTGTTGATGAATGAGTGGACTGCGTACTGTTATTCTGCTACCATAAATGTGCAATCTCAACCCGACTGAGGTTATGAAATGAGCGACAGAACCGTGCAAGACCGTGAAGAGGAAATGCGGGAGGCGGGGCGCAAGTTGTACCGCCTCGAAAACCTCGCTTCAGATGAGCGCCGAGCGCTTATTGACGCGGCAACCAAAGAGATCGACTGCCAGATGCATGCCAAGTACGGCGCCGATATCCAGGTCGCAAAGGATGTAGCTAGGACTGCAAAACAAGCATACGAAGCCGCCCGCGTTGCCGAGGGCGAGCGCGCTGCGGCGTCAATCCATAGCGGTGTTCTGGCCGAGTGGGATTGGAAGCCGTCTGGTCGATTTCGGCAGGATTACGCATGGCGGGAAACTGGCAGGCGCGGCAGGTGCGAAGTCGTCACACCTCAGACCGTATTCCCCGGAAACAAGACTTGGAACCGCCCGCCTGTTGGTTCCGTCGCCGTCCGCCTGCTGAAGAAAAACGGCCAGCCCGGAATGGACTGCGTGAAAATGAAGGTGAACGCCCACGACAAGGCGCAATGGCTGCCCGAGGGTGAGAAGCCCAAGGACTCCCCGCAATGACGCCCGCCACCATCGAGACGGTCGAGCAACTGGACCTTGCGCGAGCGAAGGCGCTTTGCGTTCACGGCGGCAATGGGTGGCACGAAGTCAGCAATGACTGCAAGGTCGTCTATGTTGGCTATGCCAAGGCATTGCGCGAATCCGACGAGCGCGCCGGGCTGATTACGGTTCCGCGTGAGCCGACCGAGAAGATGTGTGACGCGGCAGATTACGACCGCGAGCGCTACGGGCACATTGCCACCAACAGGTATCGCGCAATGCTTCGCGCATCGCCGTTCGCCAAGGAGGGCGGGGAATGAGCAAGCTCAAGTATGTGCTGACGGCGCAATGGCTGACGGCAAAGTTTGGCGGCGTGTTCGCGCTTGGCCTGCTGGTGCTGAACAGCGCGAGCGATCTGCTGGGTTATGCAGTGGCCGGGCGCTGGCCGATGTGCGCACTCGCGGCCTGTGGTGTTGTCGGGTTTTCGCTGATGGCCCGCGATCTGGCCCGAGCAACCGTCATCGAGCGCGGAGACGTGTGACCACAGGGCCACACGGGCGCCGATATTTTTTTGCGGGCGAGTTGTTAGAATATATCATTGCTAGACTATGGAGGGCGCAGGCGTGGAATACGGCATTGGACTCGGCGCGGTAATCGCGGTGGTGGCTTCATGGAGCATCAACCACTCGATCCTGTGGGCAATCCTGCACGGCATCCTGAGTTGGTTCTACGTCATCTATTTCGCGATTTTTCACTGAGGGGAGGGGCGACGATGGCAGCGAAGGTGAGGAAGGGCGGGCCGAAAAAGAAGGCTGGCGACCGTTACCCAGGTGGGAAACTCAAGGAGGGCAGCAACGTGTCAGAATTTGCTTTGCAGCGCCGCGCTGAAGCGGCTGGAGTTTCGACCGAAGACGCCCGTAAGCGGATGGAGGCAGGCTATGCGCTGGGCCAGCTTATGACGCGCCGGGTTATCACCGTTCGCCAGCATGACGCCGGTATGGCCTACCGTGCCGCGTGGATGCGCTGGGCCTCGTTGGCGGGCCTTCCACCGCACGAAGTGATGCAGAAGGGTTCTGGCGCACAGCGACCAGATGTTGACCCGGAGCAGTGGGAAAAGGCGAAGGCTGCGTTCTCAGAATCCACAAAGGCCATCTTCCGGTGCGAGCAGCCGCGCTTGGTATGGGCGGCGGTGGAAAGCGTCGTGATGGATGATGTTCTTCCGCCGATGATGGAATCCCGGTGGATTGCAGTTGCCGCGATCAATGCGGGCCTGTCTGCCTTAGCGGCTTACTACAAGATGCCTGACCGTCTCGCCGGTTGATGTTGACATGCGCGTTGAAGTCGTGTACTTCCGTAACTGCAATGTCAGTAATTCCGCCTAGGCGGCGCTGACGGCAAGCAATGACCCATCCAAGCGGCAGGCCGGTTTAACCGACTGCCGTTTTGCTTTTTCCGGTAAATCCGTGGTGCCTGTGTTCCAGGACATAAGCGCCGTCTAGCGTCGCCAGCCCACGGCTCGGCAAATCATCTTCCCGGTGGCTACGGTCATCGGACATCGGCTCGCTTCGGCGGGCCGTTTTCGTTTTCGCCGCTGTAGCTCAGTAGGTAGAGCGCCGGTCTGAAAAGCCGGAAGTCGCACGTTCGACCCGTGCTGGCGGCACCACTTCGCCCGTGTCCTCTGCTATGCACGACACCGGGCAACGCGGGGCAATCCCCCGCGCTCGTTTACAGGGCGTCGCCACTTTCCTCGGCTCGCACGACCGCGCCGCAATGCCCCGCCTGCACGGTAGGACGGTGCCCGTAATCGCATCTGCCGTCCTGCCAATGTGTCAACGCCGCGCGACCGAAGATTTACCGGCGAAGGCGGGGAAGTCGTTTCCATTCGAGGTGCCCATGACCGCCATCACCACCAAGCGCGACCTGATCGCCGCATTGTGGGACCTGTGGTCGCGTATCGACCCGCAAGGCGTCGGGCAACTCTGCGAATTCACCGATGACGAAGCCGCCGACATCACCAAGGCCCGCTTGCAGGCTTTGATTGACAGCGATTTGGGCGACTTTCCGAAGCCCTGAACCAACCTGCGCCGCCTTCGGGTGAGAGCATAGCCCGAGGGCTGCACATGCCATGGACCAGCCTATCAGACGAGGCGCGGCAGACCATTCTTGGCGCCGCGTGGGCCATCCTTTGGGCCTCGGTTGGCCGGATGATGCTGCACGTCAACTTGGTCCGCATGGGCAAGCGTAAGCGGTTCTTCTCGGTCCAGATCGTCTTTGAATTGGGCGTCGCCATCGGCATGGGCATCGTTGCCGGTGGCATGGCTGATTACCTCGGCCTCAAGGGTATGACGCAGGCCGGTTTCATCGCCGCCGCCAGCTACCTTGGGCCGCACACCATTGAAGTTGTTCAGGCTTGGCTCGCCAAGCGGGCTGGGGTTGATGAAACTGCCGGGGAGTCGAAGTAATGGCAGCCCCGACGCTTTCCCGACAAGCGGCCCTGGAAGCTGTTGCGGCGGTGAATGCCGCCCTGCGGAACGGCGCCCCGGCTCCCGGCACTGCTGGAAGCCATACCAAGGGCGCCAACCGCGTTGCCGCCGAAGCCCTCGGCATTGACCGCTGCACCATGGCCGGTCGCCTTGAAACCGCGCTGCGGGCTTACGGGTGGGCGCCTGATTACGCTGGTGGCGGTACTGCCAAGCCCCGCGTGAAGATTGATGCGGCCCACGCCGCTGTGGCCGACAAGTCACAGGAAGAACCGGCGCCGACGATCAAGGCGCGTGACAAAATCTATTTTGAAGACCGCATCCGTGAGCTTGAGCGCCAGTTGAAGGGCGCGCACCGCGACGACCTGACCAACGAGAAGGTGGAGCGGTTTATCTTCGGCTTGGCCGAAGCTGACGCGACCCCGCCGGATTGGGTCATTGACCGCAGCGGAGCCGACCATGGCGAGCATGTGCCCGTCACCATCTGGTCTGATTTCCATTGGGGCGAGGTTGTTGACGCCGACGAGATGAACGGCCTGAACGCCTTCAACATCGAGATTGCGAACCGCCGCTTGCATACGCTGGTTGAGCGCACCATTCGCCTCTGTCGTGACCATGTGGTAGCGCCGAAGTATCCCGGCATTGTCGTTTGCCTTGGTGGCGACATGCTCTCTGGCGACATCCACGACGAGCTTTCGCAGACCAATGAACTGGCGATGCCGCCAGCCCTGATGGATTTGTTCAACGCCTTGGTTTGGGCGCTTGGCGAGATGGCCGACGCCTTCGGGCGCGTCTATGTCCCGTGCGTGCCCGGCAACCATGGGCGCATGAACCGCAAGCCCCAAGCCAAGCGCCGGGCATTTATGAATTTCGACTGGCTGCTGTATCAGATGCTCCGCAGCCATTTCGCCAACGATACCCGTTTGGTGTTCTCCGTCCCCGCCTCGGGCGATTGCCACTTCCACGTCTATGGCCGCCGGTTCTTCCTGACCCATGGAGATGCGATGGGTGTGAAGGGTGGCGACGGCATCATTGGCGCGCTTGGCCCGATCCTGCGCGGCACGCTCAAGACGCGGGCCTCCGAGGCCAAAGCTGGGCGTGATTTCGACGTGGCGATTATCGGTCATTGGCACCAATACCTGCCGCTGCCTCGCGTGGTCGTGAACGGCTCGCTCAAGGGCTATGACGAATACGCGCGGCTGTTCCTTCGGGCCGACCCCGAGCCGCCGCAACAGGCGCTTTTCTTCGTCCACCCGGTTAACGGCGTTGTGAGCCACTGGCCCATCTATGCGGATGGCACCAAGCAGGCCCGCGCTGTTGAGTGGTGCAGCATTCCGAGGGCGGCTGAGTGATGCGCGGCTTCGCCTACCTCGCCAGCCCCTACAGCCGCTTTCCCGGCGGCACCGAAAACGCCTTTCGTGAGGCCGCGAACGCAACCGCGATGCTGGTTAAGGCTGGCTATCCGACCCTGAGCCCCATCGTGCATTCGCATGTTGTGGCTCATGCCGGGGGCATTGACCCGCTCGACTGCGCTATGTGGCTGGAGCAAGACGAACCGTTCATGGAAGCCGCCGCCGGCATCATCGTTTTGATGATTGAGGGGTGGGATTCGAGCGTCGGCGTCACCCATGAGATCAACCGCTTTGCCGACATGGGCAAGCCCATTGTGCTGATGGTTCCGGGCGAAGTGCCGGATTTGAGCGGGGCGTTTGAATGAGCGCGCCCATTATCGGCCTCATGGGCCTGGCTCAATCTGGCAAGTCCACCGCCGCGCAGTACCTTGAACGCGAGCATGGCTTTGTCCGCGTCCGGTTCGCTGGCCCGCTCAAGGCCATGTGCCGCGCTATCGGCCTGAGCGACCGCGAGATTGAGGGCGAGGGGAAGGAAGTTCCGCACCCCCTGCTGTGCGGCAAGACGCCGCGCTTCGTCATGCAGACGCTTGGCACCGAGTGGGGCCGCGAGATCGTGGGGCCTGACTTCTGGACTGGCATTTGGCGCGAGAGCGTCATTGCTGCGCTGGACGAAGGCGCCAAGGGCATCATTGCCGAGGATTGCCGGTTCCCGAATGAGGTTGAGGCGATCCGTGAAGCGGGCGGAAAGCTGTGGCGCATCGAGCGCGCCGAACAGTCTGTTGGCGCTCATGTCAGCGAGTGGGCGGCCTCTGGCGTCACGCCTGACTTGCTGATCCGAAATGTCGGCACAGTTGAAGAACTGTTGGCCGCTTGTGGGGCAGAGGTGAGTCATGTGCAACCCTGACGACTACGCCGAGCGTGACCGCTTCACTTGGGGCGATGCGTTTTGGGCCGTGGTCGATTGGCTGCGCGGAAAGAGGTGAGCCATGGCGAAGGCGAAGGGTGAGGCCGCAAGCGAAGCCAATCCTGTTGGCCGTCCGAGTAAGTATGACTCCGCCTTTTGTGAGCGCGTCATTGCGGTCATGGGCGATGGCTACAGTTTCACCGCGTTCTGCGGAGAGGTCGGCATTGCCAAGGACACCGGCTATAATTGGGTCAAGGAACATCAGGAATTTTCGGACGCCGTAAAAGTAGCTCGGGCAATGCGTCTCCGCGCCCTTGAAGAGAAGCTGCTGACCGGCGACACCGGCCCCCGCATTACCGCCATGATCTTCGCCCTGAAGAACGCCGACACCGAAGAGTGGCGCGAGAAGGTGACGAACGAGCACACCGGCAGAGATGGCGGCCCGATCCAATCGCAGGCCATCCCGGCTGACCCCATCGAAGCTGCGAGGGCTTATCAGAAGCTAATGCGCGGCAACTGATGCCCCTACCGTTCGCGTTCGACTTCAAGCACCCTGATTATGTCGAGGTGTTCCGGTGGCGCGCGGACAGGCTAAACACGCTCCGCCGCAACCCGGATATTCTGCCCGGCCTGAAGGCACATTACCGCGACAACCCCGCCAACTTCATCGAGGATTGGGGCTGCACGTTCGACCCGCGCAACGTCGAACGCGGATTACCCGCCCTGGTCCCGTTCATCCTGTTCCCGCGCCAGCGAGAGTGGATTGACTGGACCCTTGGGCGCTGGCAGGCGCGAGAGCCCGGCTTGTGTGAGAAGACCCGCGACATGGGTATGTCGTGGCTATCCGTGGCGCTAGCCGACACGCTGTGTCTGTTCCGCTTCGGCATGGTCGTTGGCTTCGGCTCGCGCAAAGAGGAGTACGTGGACAAGATCGGCTCGCCCAAGAGCTTATTTTGGAAAGCGCGCATGTTCCTCGAATACCTGCCGCCCGAGTTCCTGGGCGGTTGGGATTTGGGCAAGCACGCGCCGCATATGCGCATCAACTTCCCCGATACCGGCTCGGTTATCTCGGGCGAATCGGGCGACGGCATCGGGCGCGGCGACCGCACCAGCCTCTATTTTGTAGACGAGTCGGCTTTCCTTGAGCGCCCCCAGCTTGTCGAGGCATCGCTTTCGCAAACCACGAATTGCCGTATCGACATTTCGACGCCGAACGGTCCCGCGAACCCCTTTGCGACCAAGCGGCACAGCGGGCGATACAGCGTCTTCACGTTCCATTGGCGCGACGATCCGCGCAAGGATGACGCCTGGTACGATAAGCAGGTTGCCGAGCTTGATTCGGTGACGGTGGCGCAGGAAATCGACATTGATTATGCCGCCTCGGTCGAGGGCGTGGTCATCCCGGCATCGTGGGCCAGGGCGGCGATTGACGCGCATGTGAAGCTGGGTATCCAGCCGACCGGCATCCGCATGGGCGCCCTAGACGTTGCCGACGAGGGCAGGGACGGCAACGCCTTTTGCTCCGCCCATGGCGTGGTGGTTGACCATATCGAGGAATGGTCGGGCAAGGGCTCCGACATCTTCGCCACCTCGCAACGCGCCATTGGCCTGTGCGACGAAACGGGCTCCGGGCTGATGCGCTACGACGCTGATGGCCTCGGTGCTGGCGTGCGGGGCGATGCCAGAATCATCAACGAGACGCGCACCGCTAACGACCAGCGCAAGGTCGAGATTGAGGCGTTTCGCGGCTCCGACGCTGTGGCGAACCCAGAAGCGCCCGTTGACCCGAAAGACATCAAGAAGCAAGGCCGCCTGAACAAGGATTTCTTCGCCAACCGCAAGGCGCAGGGCTGGTGGCGACTGCGGACGCTGTTCCAAAACACTCACCGCGCCGTGGTTGAGGGCAAGTCATTCAACCCAGACGAAATCATTTCCATCTCGTCCGCTTGCCCGGCGCACCAGAAGCTTTGCTCAGAACTCTCGCAGCCAACGTACTCCATCAACGGCGTGGGCAAGGTTGTCATTGACAAGGCGCCCGATGGGGCCAAGTCGCCAAACCTCGCTGACTCCGTGATGATCCGGTTCGCGCCTGCCGAGAGTGTAACCGCAGCCCGCTCCGTCAACCTCCCCTTCATGGCCCGCTGATCGGACCCCCGCGAATGCTCAAGACGCTGCAATCCACCATGCCGCAGGACCGGGACTACCCCGCCCGCACTGCCCGCGTGCAATGGCTGGAATCCGTGCTGAACGGGTCCATGTATGACGGCCTGGCGCATGAATTCCATGAGGAGCGCGAGTCTGGCGGGCAATACATCCCGCTTTCCCAGCGCCGCCCCTCCGTCCGCTACAACCTCTCGCGCATCATCACGTCCGACAGTGTTTCCATGCTGTTTGACGAGAGCCACTTCCCCACCCCGCAGTGTGACGACGAGGCCACACGCGACGCGCTGTGCGCCATCATCAAAGACGCGCGGTTGGGTGAGGTGATGATTGACGCCGCCATGCGCGGTTCGGTTGGGTCTGTTGCTGTGCTGATGCGCGTGCTGGGCAACCGGGTGTTTTACTCCCCGCTGTCAACCGCCTACTTGACGCCGGAATGGAGGGCGGATGCGCCTGACGTGCTCCTGCGCGTTTCCGAGCAATACAAGGTCCGTGGCAGTGTTTTGGCGGATCGCGGATACGCCATCATCGCAGAGGAAATGAACGCCACGTTCTGGTTCCGCCGCGAATGGACGGACCAAGAAGAAATTTGGTACTGGCCTTGGCTGGTGACGACGGATAAGCCTGTCATCCCGCAGGTTGACAAGGATATGACCGTCAAACACGGCCTGGGCTTCGTCCCCATGGTGTGGGTGCGCAACCTGCCCGGCGGCGATGGCGTTGACGGGGCCTGCACCTTTGAGGCTGCCATCCCGTCTCAGGTGGAAATCGAATACCAGCTTTCCCAGGCGGGTAGGGGCCTCAAGTACACCTCCGACCCCCTGTTGATGATTAAGGAGCCTCCGGGCGGCGGCGGCGAGCTTATCAAGGGCGCCAATGCGCTGGTGGTGTCCAAGGATGGCGACGCCAAGCTGCTGGAGATTTCCGGCTCTGCCGCCTCCGCCGTCATCGAGTACGTCCGCGCCCTCCGGTCTTTCGCCCTGGAATCCGTGGGCGGCAACCGCGCCGACGCCGACAAACTGAGCGCCGCGCAATCGGGCCGCGCCATGGAATTGATGAATCAGGCCCTAATCTGGCTGGCTGGAAAGCTGCGCTCGTCCTATGGCGAAGCCGCGCTGCTGGACCTGCTGCGCATGGCCGTCAAGGCTGGGCAAAAGTTCAAGCTGACCGACCGCGACGGCGAATTGCTCCCCACCATGAAACCGGGAGCCAAGGTGTCGCTGAATTGGCCGCGTTGGTATGCCCCGACCGCCACCGACCGCAAGGCCGATGCCGATACGCTGACCGCGCTGACCAAGGGCAATCTGCTGTCGCAGGAAACCGCCATCGCCAACATTGCCGATGATTACGACATCGAGGACACGGTTGATGAGATGGCCCGCATCGAGGGCGACGCCGACAAGGCCATGAAGCGCCTGCAAGACATTTCCGGCCCTGGCGATGGCGAGGACGAGCATGGACATATGCCGAAGCCGTCAACCGAGGATGACAAGGCGGCTGAGTGATGGCCGATGATCTGCTTTCAGACGATCCGCAGGACTCGGAGAAGGTCGCCGCCGACTACCAGCGCGAGCTAACCGCCGCAATCTTGGCATCGCTGTTGCTGTTGCGCCCCCAAGTCGTAACCGTGACCGTGTGGGCGCTTCCGGGGCGCGTATGGCGTGATTTCAACGCTGGCGTGGCCGGTGCCCTGGCTCCGGTGTTCGACGCCCACGACGCCGCTGCGCGGGCGCTATACCGTGCGTTCGACAGCCTAGACCCTACGGTGGTTGCGGCAGAGCGCGCCTACAAAAAGGCATTCGTTGACGAGTTCGGCACCGAAACCAAGCGCGCGGTTGATGCCGTGTTCGCGTGGGGCAAGCGCAACAACCTAACCACGGATGAAGTTGCACGCATTCTGAGCTTTACCGCCGGGACCAACCAACGCCAGACCGGCGCGATGCTGGTCAAGCTGTTGCAGCTTGAGGCGACCGGGGCCGAACCGGGCGCCGTTGACCGCGTTATGCGGCTGCTAGCTGACAAGGCGGTTAAGGCCCGCGCAACGACCACGGCGGAAACCGAGCTTTGGAACGCCGTGCAGATGGGCCGCGAGTCCGCCGCACAGCAGGCCGAGCGCCGCAGCAATGAGGATATCGGCATCCGCAAGTTTTGGGAGGTGACGCCGACCGAGGCCCTGTGCCCGGTGTGCGCCGCTATTCCCGTCATGAACCCGCAGGGCGTGCCCGTGGGCGAGCCATTCCGCACGCCGATAGGGCCGCGCATGGGGCCGACGATCCACCCTAAATGCCGGTGCCACACACGCTTTCAGGTTTTCGGGCCGGGCAATTTCTAACCCGGCACAACTGCCCGATGATTCGGGCGCAACGCGGTAGAGCCGCAGAGGATATGCATGACCGACGAAATTACCCCCGTTCCGCAGCCGCAGCCCGCTCCGGTTCCGCAGGCCCAGCCCGAACCGCAGACCTTCAGCCGCGAGTATGTGGCCGAACTGCGCGGCGAGAACAAGACGTGGCGCTTGAAGGCGTCCGAGGCCGAGCGTATCGCCAACGAGGCCAAAACTGCCGCCGACGCCGCCATTGCTGCCGCCAAGGCCGCCGAAGAGAAGGCGACCGCTGATACCGCCGCCGCGACGACTGCCGCCGAACAGGCAGCCAACGACCGCATCATCCGCGCCGAATTGAAGGCCGAGGCGATCAAGGCCGGTCTGGTTGACCTCGACGCCATGAAGATGCTGGACACCTCCTCGGTCAAGCTGGACGAGCACGGCAACCCGACCGGCGCCGTCGAACTGTTCGCCGCGCTGAAGGAATCCAAGCCCTACCTGTTCACCGCTGCGCCCGTGCATTCGAGCCAGCCGAACCCGCCCCCGCCCGCGCCGAAGCCGGGCGAGAAAAAGAGCGCCAAGGATATGACCCCGGAGGAGTTTGCTGCGGCCCGCCGCGCCATCGCCTCGGGGAAACTGCCCTAAGCGTTCTGGATTACCTCTGAGCATTCCCGACACCCGCCCGATGGCGGGTTTTTTGTTGCCTGAACCACACCGCTACCCCGCCGCCTGATCTCAGGTGGCGGGCCTGCCCACCGGGTCTAGACGGCCATGGGGCGTTGCACAAACCCAACTCCCCATGAGGCATAGCCATGTCGTTTAACAATCTCCCCGCTGCCATTCAGTCGGTCATTCAGACCGGCTTCCTTGAGCGCACCTTTGGCGACTCTCTGCGCGCCAAGCTGGGCTTCCGCGCCGTTGCCGACCGCGAAATGTTCGGCGCCGGTATCGGTGAATCCATCACCAAGACCCGCACCGGACTGCTGCCCGCCGTCACCGATCCGATGGCCGCTGCCAGCAACACCGATATCACCTCGGGCCTGACCCCGCAGAACTACTCGGTTGAGCAGTACATCCTCTCGGTTAACCAGTACGCCGCGAACATGATGCTCAACGTCGCCACCTCGCGCGTTGCCATCGCCGACCTGTACCTGCAAAACGCCGCCAAATTGGCCGAGCAGGCTTCGCGCTCCATCGACACCCTGGCCCAAAAGGCGCTGTTCAACGCCTACATGGGCGGCAATACCCGTGTGAAGACCACCCTTGGCGCCCCGGCCACCACCGTTGCCGTGGACGACATTCGCGGCTTCCAGAAGACCCTGAACAGCTCGGGCCAGCCGGTGGACGTGTCGGTGTCCAACACCGTCACCGTGACCGTCAACGGCACCGGCTACACCCTGACCGGCGCCACCGCTGACGGCTCCAACGTCTCCACCGCCCCTGGCGGCATCTCGGGCACGCTGACCTTCTCGGGCAACGTCTCGGTCGCCAACGCCACCGCCGGTAACTCGGTGATTTCCGGCGTTGCCCCGTCCATCCTGCGCCCGTCCACCTCGTCTGGCCTGGTGATGGCGGACAACACCTCGCTGATTTCGGCCGCAAACGACATCAACGCCGGTCGCCTGACCTTGGACATGATCCTGGCCGGCAAGGCGCAGTTGGAAGCCAACAGCGTGCCGAAGCTGGAGGATGGCTACTACAATTGCTATGCCGATCCCATCCACTTGACTGGCCTGTACAAGGACTCCTCGTTCCTGTCGTTCTTCCGTGGCAAGAATGACAGCGAGGAATATCGCCGTGGTGTCATCGCGGACACCTTGGGCGTTCGCATCATCGAAACCAACCAGAACCCGGTTCAGGCTCTCGCGGGCGTCGGCACCGTTCGCCGTGCCGTTGTCTGCGGTGCCGGTGCGCTGGTTGAGGGTGTGTTCACCCGCACTGCCTACGAGGCAGCCAACGCGGTTGACGACAGCAACATGACCACCTTCGTGGATGATGTCGCCATGGTCACTCGCGAGCCGCTGGACGCCCTCAAGCAGGTCGTCACCCAGTCGTGGTCCTACATCGGCGGCTTCGTTGCCCCGACCGACACCACGGCCAACAGCACCGTTCTGCCGACCGCCAGCAACGCCGCGTACAAGCGCGCCGTGGTGCTGGAATCGCTGTAATGGCGCGTCCGCGTACCAACGCGGGGGAGGGGGCGGGCGATTCCGCCCCCAATTCCCCGTTGCCCGGAAAGGTCCGCCTGATGGCGCCCTACGGGTTCATTGACGAGAACGACCGGCACCGCTTCTGGCAGGCCGGTGATGTGGTGGGCGATGCGTCGGAAGTTGAGCTTCTGATCGAGCGCGGCGCCCCCATCGAAGAAGTGGAGTAAGGATGATGCCGGTTCCCGCGCACACGTTCACAGAGGCGCAGTTGATCGACATTCGGCGCTTCTGCGGCTATCCCGCCGTGGGAACCGGCGTCATCGTCTTCCCCTATCCGTGGTGGTTTAAGTATTACAGCGCGCTTGAAACGCGCTTGCAGAATTTGACCGATGCCGAAGCGTCGGTTGTTACGGGCTACCTGACCCAATGCCAGGCGCTCGAAACAGCCATATTCGGCGCGTCGGACAATCTCGACACGGCCAAGGCGTCGGTATGGGAATGGAACCCGGATGAGGTGAAGAACCGCACCGCGCTCTATGACCAGTGGCGGCGCAAGCTGTGCGGGTTCCTGGGCGTTCCGACCGGGCCTGATTTGTCCGAGAGCGCGAACGGCGTTCGGATTGTGGTCTAGCGGAAGAGGGGTCTTTCTGATGGCCGAAGTAATCAGTCTGCGCGGAGAGGCTCTTCCTGGCGAACCCGATTCCGGCATTGTCGAAGAGCTTGAGCGCCTTCTAGTCGATGCCAAGGCCGGGAAGCTCCGTGGCATCGCCTATGCCACTTGCCTCGACACGGGCGGGCAGGGAACCGGCTGGTCTGGCGTCGCCGGTAGCCGTCACCCACTGGGAACGGCCATCATGATGCTTCACCATCGCTATGCACGCGGTTTGCTGGAGGGCTGACATGACCCCCGACGCCATCACCGCCAAAGTCGCCGCCGGATACGTCAAAGCCGCGTCCAAAGTCGGCACGCTCGTCACCTTCCGCCGCGTCACCAGCACAGGCGGCGCATCCCCGGCGACTAACCCGGTAACGGGCGCAATCGCCGTGTCAGCCCCCGCCCTTGCCGGGGCGTCAACCATCACGTTGACGGCTCCCGTGGGTAACTGGTTCCTCGAAACCGGCGACGTGCTGACCATCGGCGGCAGTGACTATACGGTCACAGCGCGCAAGCTGTCGGCGTCGAGCAAGTTCACGGATGTTGCGATTTCGCCCGTGCTGGCTGGCAATGTGTCGGCTGGTGCGGCTGTGGCTGTGGTGTGGGTTGGGGATTATCCGTGTCGGGCCGAGATTGACTCGTACTCATCCAATCTGATCGACAACACGCTTATCAAGGCCGTTGACCTCAAGGTCCGCCTACCCACCACCTCGACCGAAGCCACCCCGCGCACGCTGCCCTTGCCCGGCCCACTCGACAAGATCGGCATTGGCGGGGCGTGGCGGCAGATTGGGATTGTGGCGCCGGAATATCAGGGTAGCGGGGCGGTTTGGTTCGACTGCCAAGCTAAAGGCTGATTACCGCCGTTTGGCGGGCCAGTCGTAGCTATCCACGAACTCGCCGCAATGGTGCCCGCGCTCGGTCATGATGTGACCAGCCTCGGGCGTCTTTCCGCTCACGCCAAAAATCCCGACCATGGCCCATCGTTCGGCCCCAGACACCGGGGCAGACCGGCGACATTCGCCAACCACAGCGTTGACGAACCGCCAATGGTCGCAGCCAGCACAGCAAGGTCCGTGCTGATGATAGAAGGCGTCAACCGTCTTCTGTAGCGGGTCGTCGTATGGCGGCTGGTCGCGCACCCCCCCCCTAAGCCCCGTCGCGCGCGCCACGCTTGGCGCCAACCGCCCGTATCACGGCGGCGAAATCATCGCGCCTGTGCCGCATGGCCTCGGCATCGTCCGCGCCGCACTCGCAGCCGCTCGCCGCAAGCATCTCGTCTGACGGGCGAGCCAGTTCCGCCAAGATAGCCTCTAGTTGCGCCTTAGCCTTGCGCCTGCGCTGCCCGGCGCCGGGCAATGCGCTGCCTTTCCCGAACGCATCATGGTCAATGGCATGAAGTAGGCGTTGCCACATGGGAGAATTGTCGCTCGGCATGCCTAAGCCCCGTCGCGGATGGCTTTGACCATCGCCGCAAGATACTTCCGCGCATCTGCTGCGCCCGGTGGAAATATCGTGTCCAGGTCGGCCCGCGTCGTCTAGCGCGCGGGCTAATCTCTCCCGCATCGTCGGCGTGTCGGTCATTTGCTGTCCTTCTCGTAGTTGATGTTCCCAAGCATCGCCAGCCCGAGAAACGACCACCCGCCGCCACCGAGGGCCAAGCCGCCAAGCACAATGGCGACCGTACCGCAGATCGTGACGATATTCTCAATCCAGTTTCGCTTGCTCATCACCCCTCCTTGCTGGGCAGCAAATCCCCGACCCGCACATACTTGCGCGGTTCAGCAACGGACTCACGCCCAGCGAAATACGCCCGTATCAGAAGGTCCCGCGAACAAGGCCCGATATCGTATCGGGATTTGGAGTAGCGGATAACCTCGTCTAGGCGCTCGTTCAGTTCGTCGTGCTGGTCTTCCGTGAGCGCGCGATAGACCTTGCCCAATTCGGCGTCATTCATGGGCACCCTCCTCGCCGGGCAGGGCGCGGATGGCTGCGGCAATGGTTTCAGCAGCATGCGCGAATCCGTTCACAAACTCGCCGCCATCCTCGCAAGTCTGTTCATCCGCCACCTTCGCCGCGTCCTCACGACCGGCGGCGTATGCCGCATCGACCAGCGGCTTTACCTGCATCGCCTGATGCCGAAAGCTGTCCCGCACAATCTGATCGGCGGCAAAGAACGCCTCGCCGGGCATGCCGGATAGCGCAATGGCGAGACTATCTATGGTGATTTCCATCATTTCCCTCTCAGCCTAACGAGCGCGGGCGAGGCGAGGGCGGCATCTGCTGTTGCCGTCGTCCAGCCCTCACGCCAGCAAATGTCTTTGGTCAGTTCCAGCGCATCGGCCAGCGACAGCGCGAGGGCGCGGAGGTCAAGAATCTCCTCCGCTGCCGCCTCCATGGCCTTCGCGTCGAAGTAGTCGGTTTCGCGCATGGCTGCGCGGGCGACAAGCTGGGCGGCAATGTCTTCGCTCATTCACTCATCCCCCGAGGCCAGGGCGGCGCTCTCCTTGGCGTACACATCCACCTTTTCCAGAATGTCCAAGCCGTCAAGTCGTTCGGCGTTCTCGGTCAGCCAGTCATCAAAGGCTTGCCAAGCTGCGGCGGTCGGGTCCATGGCGGCAAGGCGACCGGCGCTGATAGCGCAGCCCGGTTCCTGATCGGCCATGCGCATGCACCATTCCTTGGAAATATTGAGTTTCATCCCTCTACTCCTCTCCCGACGCCGCGCGGGGTGGGGCGCTGACTTGTTGAGCAATGGCGAGAGTGGCGATGGTGTATTCCATCGCTTCAACCTGCGACCGCCCAATAGACGCCTTGGCAAACACATCAAGGGCGAGGGCGGAAAGCAGCGGGTCAACGTCAACATCTCCGCTCATCTGCTCAATGCGATCAAGCCAGTCTTCGCGCAGGCTGATTTCAATGCTCATCTCGCCTCCTTCATCGGCGCCAGCGCGCCGGGGTGTGGGGTTAGTACGATCCTCGGAGCATGGGCGAGGTAAGCGCGCCCATAAGTGCATCAATGGCGACGGCCTTGTTCCGGTGCTGGCTGCGTTCCGTCTCGACGGTCACGGTGATCCCTGTGGGGATATGCGTCACGGTAATGCCTGAGTAGGTGCCGACATGCTGACCGCCTTTCTTGGCTGGGTCGTTCACCGTAAATTCAAGCTGGTCTGCGGGAATATAGCCCATCCCCTCACTCCTTCGCGGCGGTGCCAAGAGCGGCGCGGTTGTTCCAGACGCGAACAGCATCTTCGCGCGCCCCGAAGTGGTCGCCGCGCTCCCTGCCGAATCCATGCGGCCCGACAGCGCCGCAGTTCCCGCACACGGCCATGTACGACGGCGGGGAACCCGGCCCATTGTACCGCATCGTCTGATGCTCGGCCTGCGGGTCGCCACAGAACGGACACGGGTCAACTCGCCCATAACGGTTGAGTTCGACGCTGAACTCTTCGCCAATGTTAGGCTCGCTCATCCCATCCTCCATCATCACGCTTGCACTAGGCGCCGCTGGTTAGGCGGCAGCTTCCAATCCAGCCTTCGCGGCCTGCGTGCGGGTGTCGAACGCGCGGCCCTTGATATCGGGGTGCATGTAGAAGAAATGCCCATCCGCCTTGCGCTGCTTGTAGCCGAGGCGGAACGAGGCGGCATGGTTGGCGCGCTGCTCGCTGGTGTACGGCTGGTACATGCGCACCACCTTCTTCATCTCAGCCTTCAGCGCGGTTTCGTAATTCGTGTCCATGCCGCCTCTCCATCAATCTGCCATCATCATACCCCGCCATTTTACAAAATGCAATATTCTAGTTGACGAAATGGAAAGTCGGCCCTATGGTTATGGAAGATTAATGCAGACGCAGCTTGCGAGGTGATCGGTGTTCGAGTACGCAAAGGGCATGGAAGGTAAATTGATCGCCGCCGCCCGTGCGTTGCTCGGATGGAGCCAAGGCGACCTGGCGAAACGCGCCAAGGTCAGCAGGCCCACGCTTGCCGGTATCGAGCGCCAAGACGGGAACCCGAAGCGGGCCACTGAACGCGCGGTTGTGTCTGCGCTGGAGGCCGAGGGAATTGCTTTCGAGGAGTCGCCTTCTCGGGTTGGCGTGTTCCTCAAGCGTGTTGAATAGCGAACAGAATCCCTGCCGAGGGATAACACGACCCTGCCACGCCTTCGGGCTGGGATTGCAGGTGGCGGAAGTCGGGGAAACGACCATAAATCGTGACCAGTCCGGGAGAGTAGCGGGCAACACAATTTGCCCTCATGGGCATCCGAGAAGACCGGGTTGTTCGTCGTTCTTTGCGGTCTATAAGTGCAAGAGAACGGTCCCCGCCGTGGGCTGGCGCAAGCTGGCACCATAGGCACGCAGCAGAGGGGCTTTGACGCTGATAGCCAGCCGGGCGGCGAATAGTCCCGGCAACAATTCGGATTCGCTCGGGCCTCTCGGGGTGGGCGATCAACCGGTTTGCCAGAGCCGGGGCGGTAAGCTGAAAAGGCCCGCCGAACGATCTGGCACACAATTCCGCGCCGCCTCGCGCCGCGCAATCGAGGGGATGGGGATGGCTTCTGGAATCGAAATTGATGGCGCTAGCTACAAGGTGTTGGATAGCCTCGGCTACAACCACGACGTTGGCGGATACGTCAAAGAAGTGCTGACCAGTGATGGCCCGAAAATGGCTGTCAAGCAGGGCGCGCTTTGGCGCTTCTGGACGGCACGCGACCGTGTTGCCCCGCTAATGGAGGCGGTGAAGCGCGGTTGGCCCAATGATGGCCCTGGCGTTCGCGGTCAGTAACACCCCGCGCCTTCGTGGCGGCGGAACCAAGGGAGGGGAGTGATGAGTCGCGAAGAACTGGTTGAGCGTGAGGCGAAAAGGCGGTGCATCCGCGACGATTACACTCTCGACTATCTCGCATGTCAGGATCGGCGCTATCGCCATGACAACATGACGCCGTATTGGAAAGCCGAGTATGCCCGCCATGTCGAGTGTGAGATAAAGCGGCTGGAAGAGGCTGGCTTTACCGTGTCGCCGTGAGCCGCGCTCATTCATCGGAGGCGGCAAAACCCGGCAAGACGGCGACGGTCAGGCAGTCGCAGACGGCAACAGCCCCTTACCGGAGACGGTGGGGCTTTTGGGGTGGGTGCCACGCGAGGTGCGCGGTAATCAGGTTGTCGAGAGCCCGGCTGGTCCGTGGTGTGGCTTCCTTCCGATGGCGATAGCCAGAGTTGGTGCCGGTCACATCTGTCGCGGTTAGGTGGTGGAGTATGTCCGCCAGCTAGTTACGGGGTAGGCCCGAAAGGGCAGAAACTAAAACGAGGCGCCGGTACGCGCCTATCGACAACACAGCCGGTCAATCCGGCCACCCATTCAACATAGCCGCCCCGGTTGCGGCAGAGTTAGGCGGCGGCGCAATGCGCTGGAGTGCTTACCAAAACGGTGGATCACGGGCGCCATAGCAATGCCCGCCACTGCCGCCTATTGAACGCCCGCAAGGGCAAGAGTTGGCGCTATAGACCGCTTTGGAAAGCGGTCCTGCTAGCCTTCCCGGCAGTGCGCTCCACTTATCTGCCATCACTACGGCCATGGCTGGCGCCGGTCGTGGCTATACGGTGGCGGGTGGACGATGGTTTGACGACAGACTAGCTGGGCATGGAAACCCGGCTGGCGGCATCGTGACAACGGTCTGAGGGCCGCCTAAACCATCGTGACCAGTCGCGGACTTCCATTCGCGGCTAGGCCCTCGAAAATTCGAACCTGTAAGCAATCCTTACAGGTCGCCAAAGTTCAGCACGACAGCATCAACCGCCGTCGCTGCAAATGAATGGGAGATGCCCGAAAGGGGTGACGTCTCCCCGTGCTGATGAGATGGAGGGGTATAAACTATGGTATTCCCGGTGATGAAGGAAAGAGGGCCGGTCAAAATCCTGTGTGATGAGATCGGGTTCCAATTTGACGAGCGCATGGAAACAACCGAAGTCCTGCTTAGTTTCGTGCGCGTGCTTGTCGAGCACGTCTGTTGCATGCGCGACATTCAAGAGCGCATTGCGGGAGTCACCGGGAAGGCGCCGTCGCCCGAGTCTTTGGGCGTACTGACGCGCGTGGTGGAAATGCTGAATAGCAACGATCACAGCAGCCTGATCGAAAAGGCGGCGGATTGCCACGACCTAACGCACCAGCCTGACGATGGCCCGTGTGACCGCTACATCGATATGCTCTCTTCGTGCATTTCAGCGGTACGGTTCGGGCTGGATATGCCTTGCCGGTCGCGCCACGCCGCCGAAGCCGCGAGCCACGTCTGGGAGAAAAAATATGGATGTACGCTGTTTGACGCAAACACCAGCAGGTGGAAGCGGGAATGGGCGTGCGAGCAGTTGCAAGAAGCATTGTTGCGACTAATGTGGCCCGCCCAAGCGGCGTAGAGAACGCCACCGAATGACCACCCCCGTAACCCGCGCCCAAGTCCGCGCCATGCTGGAGGCCCACGCTTCCCGGCACGCGCAGGCTTGCTTGCAGGGCAAGGGGCACGCGGTCAAACTCGACATAGACGACGAGCTGAACGACGCCTACCTGTTCGTTTACGAGCGGGCAGGGGCATTGGCGGCGGAACAGTTCAAGCGGATGTATGCGGAGGAGGAGCTGGCGTTTGTGCTGGACGTGCAGGCGAATCCCGATGCGGTGAGGCGGCGGATATTGCCGGATCAGCCGATGCGGGGTGTGGTCGTGCAGTCACAGTTGGAGGGGCTGAGGCAAGGCGGAACGGGGTGGGGCGTGCTGGCGGCGTGCTTCGTTGCCGGGCTGTTGGTGGCAGTCGCGCTCCACACTTGACTTTACCAAAAAACTCGCGTACTTCCATAACTGCAATGTCCAAAGATGCGCCCGGCGAAAGCTGCGGCGCAATTTTCATGTGCGGCTTGACTTTCTCGCCGGTCATGTCCAAAATGCGATTAATTCATTGTCCAGTTTCAGCGCCCGGCTAACGCCTTGGGCGTTTTTTTGTTGTCGGGCTTGACCCTGCCAGCTAAATCACGTACGTTCTGCAAGATGGCGGCGTTTCCGGGGTTGGAAGCGTCGCCTTTTTGATTCCGAGGTCGCCATGACCGTCTGCGCCAGCGAGAGCGAGCTTGGCGCGGCGTTCGATGCGTTCATGCGGGATGAGGTTGAGGCGACTGCGGTTGCTGCCACGCAAGAGGCCGTCCGGGCGACTTACGGCTATCTCGTTACCCTGAAAACCACTTGGTCGCCCCAGCAGTCGGGCGACATCTGGACCGGGCAATTCCGCTACAGCACGAATATCAGCGTTGGCTCTCCGAACACCGCGAGCCTGCCGACGCTTGAAGGTCAGCCATGGCCGCGTGCTTCTCGGCAATACAGCATCAGCGACGCAATCAGCGGCATTGAGGCGCTTTCCTCCGTGCGCTTTGGCGATGCCGTTTACCTGGCGAACAACAGCCCGCACGCCGGAACCGTCGAGAGCCATACCGGCGTGTTCCGCCTGGCCGCCGAATTAGCCTCGCGCGACTTGGCGGGCATGGACTGGTCAAGCGTGGTCGCGGGCAACAGCATCCCCTTCTAGCGAGGCGGCAATGATCCAGTTCGATGCCGTCGAATCCGCCATCAACGCGCGGCTTGAGTCCCTGTGGACCTCGACCGGCCTTGACCGCATCGCCTACGAAAACGTCAAACATGACCCCGAAAACGGCGAACCCTTCGTCCGCATCTACACCACGCAATCCGCCAGCCCGCTAGGCGAGAACACGAACCGCTGCCGGGGTGTCATCTATTTCCAAGCCTGCGTTGAGAATGGCATGGGCAAGAGCGCCTGCACGCAGATGATTGATGCGGCGCGAGCCATCTTCGAGACGGTCGGCTTCACCAATTCCGCCGTTACCGCGCCTGACCCAGCAACCATCGCCATCCGCACCGAGCGCACCACGCAGACCGTATCTGGCCCCGATGATCGGTGGTTCAAGTCCATGGTCGCGTTTCCATTCTGGGCTGACGAACTGTAACCCGGCCTAGCCGGTAGGGCGGCGGGCTGTGTCGGGCAGTCCGTCGCCCATTCCAATGCCCGGCAGAGGTTCCCCGACATGCCGAACCATTTTGACCCTGCCGTTATCGGCGGGAGCGCTGGCGATTCCGGCTACCGCTTTGATGGCGATGCTGCCGCGATTGCCAACAGCCTGCGCCTGCTTGCTGACGATCTGGACGCGAAACGCGCTCACATCGAGAAGATTTACAGCGGCTCTCGCGTGCTGGCTCGGGACTTCGCCACGCGCTCGCTGGTCCTCCGCTATTTGACGAAGGAAGCCTAACCCGCTCACCACCCGACACTTTCCCGCAACAGCCGCTCCTTTCCGGGCGGCTTTTTCTTTGTCTGCCGCCTGGAGAATACCGCTATGAAAGGCAATGTTTACGGCCCCGGTTCGCTGTACCTCACCCGTACCGACATTCCGAACCAGACCCCCATCAACATCGGCTATTGCCAAGAATTCAGTCTCGACTTCAAGGGCGAGACTAAGGGCCTGAACGGCACCGGCCAGATGGCCCTTGCTGTCCGTCGCGGCACCGTCAAGGTGACTGGCAAGGCCAAGGCTGCCATCGTTTCCGGCCTCGCCTGGAATGCGGCCTTCTTCGGCCAGGACTTCACCGATGGCAACATTTCGATGATTGCCCACCCTGGCGAGAAGTTCACCCTTGGCGCCGCCGTCGCGCCGAAAACCATTTCGTCCATCACCGCTTCCGGCACCACTGCGACCCTGACCAGCGGCACCGCCCACGGCCTGCTGCCTGGCGCGTCCATCACCATCGCTGGAGCCACCCCGGCGGCCTACAACGGCACCTTCACCGTTCTGACGGCCCCGAGCGCCACGACCCTGACCTTCACCGCCCTGACCGCCCCCGGTGGCGTGGCGACCGTCATGGGCACGTACACCGTCAACACCGTGACCTACACCGTCGTAAACGCTACCGAGTTCGACAAGGACTTGGGCATCGTCTACCACGCGACCAGCGTCCCGCTTCAGCGCGTGGCCGACGCCCCGGCGCTGGGCCAGTATACGGTGGACGAGGCGACCGGCATCTATCACCTGTCCGCAGACGATTCCGCCACCGAGTTCCGCATGGTGTACGCCTACACCAACCCGAACGCCGGCATCACGCTGAACATCGTGAATCAGGCCATCGGCACCACGCCGACGTTCCAGCTTGACTACGCCACGACCGACAGCGGCGACACCATGTATGTCCGCATGTACCAGGGCATCGGCGCCGATGTCAAAATCGCGTCCAAGCTGTCCGACTTCGCCGTGCCCGAGTTCGATTTCGAGTTCTTCTGCAACGAAGCGGATGAGCTTGGCGTCATCGGCTTCCCGTCGAAGAAGTAAGCCATAGCGGCCCGCCCTAACCCGGTGGGCCGTTTCCTTTTGTGACCACAAGACCACAGGTTCCCGACATGACCGAAACCATCAAAGTCACGCTCGCTGGCGTGGATTACGACATCCCTCGCATGACCCTCGGCCAAATCCGCTCCCTGGAAATCTGGGACATTGAGGGTGTTGAAACGCGCCTTGCGGAAGCCCAGCGAGTTGAAGGTGGTGGCGACCCAGAGCCCATTTCCAAGCAGCGCGCCCGCACCTATGACCACAATGTGGGCGTCATCGCCAAGGGCATGAGCGATGCTTACCCCGATCTCGCCAGTGCCGAAGCGATTTACAAGCTCCGCACCACCTCCGACGAAATTTACACGGCGGCGAGCAAAATTCTCGACTTCGCCATGCCGAAGAAAGCCACCGACTCGGGGGAAGCCCCGGCCCCGGCAATTCCTCCGGTGGAATAGACTGGGGCTTCACCTACGGGCGCATTCGCACCGGGTGCGGCTACACTAAGCCGCAGATTGACGCGATGACGTTCCCCGAGGTTTTCGAGCTTTTCGACTACTGGCGACAATCCCCGCCAACCCACGAACTCATGGCCCGACACGTCGGCTATGAGCCGCCCAAGACCATGGATGCGGCCTCCGCGAAACTGCCGTCTGGCGGCGCCGGGAAGCCGCGTTCGGGGCGCGTTGTTGCTGGCACGATTATGATGCCGCGTTGATTGGGAGGGCTGCAAAGTGTCTGATGTAGTCCTCCAAATCAAGATCGACTCGGCCCCGGCACAGTCTGGTTCCGCCGCCATCCGTGCGGAACTTGACGCGATCAAGGCGAAGTTTGCCGATGTACTGGGGGCTGCGTCTGGCGTTGGCGACGGGATTGCCAAGGGCCTAAACGAAGCCTCCGCCGCATCCACCAAGGCCGCAACCGCCTTCGATACCGTCACCAAGGCGTCCAAGTCGCACAAGGATGCAGCGGGTGCTCAAAAGCAGACCCTTGCCGAGCTAAAGGCACTGATCGACACCAGCGCCCCGGCCATGAACCACCTCACGGCGGAAACGCTGCGTGGCGCGGACGTGTTTATAAAGCATTCGCATGCTGGGGCGCAGTGCGCGACCAGCGTTAAGAGTCTGACCGACGCGTTGAGCGTGGGCGCTGCCGCCTCCGTTAAGGCCGCTGATGGAATCCAGACTGCCAATGGCGCGGCCCTGCAAGCGGGCACGGGCGTAAAAAATCTTAGCTTCGTTGTTGGGCAGGCGGGATACCAGATTGCCGACCTCGCCATTGTCTCCCAGATGGGCGGGCAAGCCATCGGGCAGATGGGCATTCAGGTCGGACAGTTCCTTGGCGTGCTTGGCCCCACGGGCGCTGTTGCGGGCGCTGCCGTTACCATCTTGGGCGTGCTGGCTGGATCGTACCTGAATAGCGGAAACGAAGCCGAAACGGCGGCTGAGAAGCAAAAGGCGTACACTAAGGCGCTTGACGCTGCCATCCCGACGATTAACCGCTATTACGAAGCCAAGGCCCGTGCTGAGGGGCGCAACCCCAATGAGCGGGGCGAAGGCCAAGCTGCTGATGATGTCCGCACCCAAATTGCGGAACTCGAGCGCCAACGCGAAGACATGGTTCGGCGCAAGAGCTTCTTCCAGGCACCAAGCCTGAGCCTAATGCCGGATGCCACTGACTTCAGCAAGATCGACACCGACCTTGCCAAGCTCAGGAACACCCTTTTTCAAATCCAGTCCACGCCCAAGGAAACCGGCGCGCTGGACATCAAACGCACCATCAGCGAAACAGCCGAGGCCCGCGAAAAAGAACTCGCCATTGTGCGCCTCGCCACCACCGGTAAAGAACGCGAAGCCGCCATGCTCAAGGCCGAGCAGGATGTTCGCGAGAAGCTAAAGTCTGTTTTTGCCGATGATTCCGCAGTCAGTGCTCAGGTTGCCGCAGCTCGCACTCAAGCGGCCACCGTCTACGACCTGAAGAAAGCGCAGGAAGACCGCGAACAGGCCGCCCGTGATTCCGAAACCGCACGCAAGAAGCGGGCGAAGGACGAGCAGGACGAGCTACATGAATCGCTGCGCCTTCTCCAGATGAAGGTGACGGCAGAGCGTGCCGGTTCGTCTGGCAAGGTTGATGCCGCCGCTAATGCCTCGCAGTTCGCTCGCGACAAGTTCGGCCCCGCGTCTTCTGAGTTCAAGACGGCAGATTCTACGCTAATCCAGGCTGACCGCGAGTATCGGCGCGAGCAACAGCAGCTTGCCCAAGAGGCCGCCAATTCGCAAATCGCGCTGTCTCGCGTCACCCTTCAAGCCGAACGCGAGGGCCTTGACCAGCAAGTTACCCTCGGCCAAATCAGCGCCGCCGAGAAAATCGCCATCCTGCGCGACCTGACCAATCAGGAAGCCGCGCTTGAGCTTGAGAGCGTCGCCACGGCGCAGGCCAGCGTTGAGGAAGGCACGGTTCAGTGGGAACAGGCGCAGAATAAGAAGCTGTTGATTGCCGCCAACACCAACCGGCAGATGGCCGCGCTGGATCGGCAGGCGACGACCGACCGTATGGCGCAAGTCAAGGAATGGACTTCGCCGTTTACCGCTGGCGTCAATTCCATGGTGCAGGGCTTCGGCCAGGGCACTTTGACCATGAGCCAGATGGCCCGGCGCAGTGCTGCGGTCATTGCCACCAGCTACATGGGCAAGATGGCCGATGTGGCAACGACCGCTTTCCAAAAGCACGTTGTCATGGCGGCTTGGGATAAGGCGTTTGCGACGCGCGAGGTTGCGACTGCGGCCACGAAGGAGACGGCGAAGAAGGGCATTGTTGCCGCCAGCGAGGCGCAAAAGACCGGGGCTACTGCGGCTGGCGTCACGACGCGCGCCGCTATTGGCGCTGGTGAAAACACCTCGTTCTTTGGGCGCGTTGGTGAGCAGCTTGCTGAGTGGCTTGGGCTTGAGACGGCAAAGACCGCAGAGACGGTGACGGGCGCAACCGCCCGCACTTCGGCAGAGGCTACGGCGGCCATGACGGCAGCCGTCACGGCTAAGGCTGAGGCTGCTACGGAAATCCCTGCCTACGCCGGTATTGGTGCCGCCGCCGCAATGGCATCCGTTGCCGCCATCCCGTTTATTGGATGGGCGATGGCCCCCGCTGTCGGTGCCGAGCACGCAGCCCTTGCCATGGGCTATCTTGGCCTTGCGTCTGCCGAGGGTGGATGGGAGCATGTGCCAGAGGATGGCATGATTACCGAGTTGCACAAGGACGAGAAGGTACTTTCTGCTCCATTCTCCCGTCGCCTCGATAAGCTGATGAACAACGTTGACTCAATGCAGGCGACGGGCGCTGGCGTAGCGCTTTCCGGTGTCGGCATGGCGGGCGCGGGCATGTCTATCCCGGCAGGACTTCAGCGCCCCGCGAACAACAACATGCAGACGACCAACAATAGCACATCCAGCAGCACGGCCCCGGTGTTTCACATCTCCCCGGTCTTCCACAGCAAGGGGAAGTTGACGAAAGAGGAGGTGATGGAGCACTCCGCGACCATCGCGAAGGCGGTCGAGAAAGAGGCTCGTCAGTTTAGCCCGTCGTCGCGGCGGCGGGTCTAGTTGGTGCGTTGCGTTAGTGGGGCGTCTTCCACCTTTCCGTTTACAAATGTAACGGTTGCGGATTTGCTGCCGCCGAATCCACTAACGCGCGCCCATGTCCAAATCGTTTTGTTCCCGTAGGCGGTGACGCTCAACGGTTCACCGAGGACGGCCTTTACGTCTTCCTGTGTCATGCCTGGAGTGATTTTGGCGGCGTTCTCAACTGAGAAATCCCTGCCCCCAGCACACCCACTTAACACCGCAGCAACCAACAGCACCGCAATCCGCTTCATCGTGAATTCCCCTCTAGGTGACGCAATGGAAACACTTGGCAAGGCCCTCGGAACAGGTGGCAACGCCATCAATTGGCGCGACCTTGAGACTGGCGAGGTGCATCCAGCAATCGCTCCAATATGCTTTTCATTTCAGACGCCTCACTGCGAGGTATTTCAAATGAAATCCAGCCTAGCCCTGGGTGCCGAAGAAGCAGTTCTATTTCTTCGGAAGGCTCTGCGATCCGTATGTAGAACGCTGGGTCTGGAATGTGGCCGACGCGCGCTCCCTGAGGTCCAGAAGGGACGGCTGGTGTCATTCCCGCCCGCGTAACGGCGAGCTGCTCTATCAGACCCTCTACGTCGCGGGTCAACATCGATGCATGGGCAATGTCCCGCCCGTCAAACGACACGATGAACATAGCCGATGCCCCATCCTCGGACGGATCAAGCCTGAACTGGATTTCCGCCATCGTCGTCACATCCCCCGATTGAAACCGGGGCAGTGTGTGGTTTTGTGGTCACAGAGTCCATAGGCGAGAAGTTCATTATTTCCAATTCCGCCGATGGCTCGGCGGTAGATGGCGCGATATAGTCACCCCTTCGAGGCGGTGCCGGTGTCGCGTTTTTTGCGACCCCCACTGCGCTGTCTGGGAGAGCCAGCCGGCGCCGCTTCGGAGAACCCAACATGAAAACGGTTATGACTGGCGTAAGCCGGAACGGTGGCGGCTTGCCCCGCCACATCAACATCGAGACTGTCGCGGAAGACAACGAGCCGCGCATCTCTGACGAAGACCTTGCGCAACACCTCGGGTATGCTCGGGTTGAGAACTTCCGCGCACTCGTTCGGCAGAACGAGAAAATGCTTAGGAAAATCAATATTCTCCGCGATTCGCGGATAATTCACGACGGGGCCGGTCGTCCAGGGCGACAATTCCACCTCACGGAGACGCAAGCCGTCTTCCTGATCGGCAAGGCAGGAACCCCCGACGCTGACGAGATTTTTGCTCGTATCGCCGCCGCCTTCGTAGAATATCGCCGCGCCTCATTCCGCACGGACCTGTACGGCGCCGCAATCCGCGACCTTCTGCTTCCCGCCCCGCGCGATTGGGAAGTTGAATTCAAGGAGCCGTTCTGGACAGAACTGCACCGCGTTGGCGGCTGGAAGCGGCCTGCTGGGAACAACCATTCCCTCTGCTCCCATTTCATCAACGAATACGTTTATGGGTATCTGCTAGGTAGCCTTGGCCTTGCGGCTCTGAGGGACGCCAACCCGAAGGTTGACGGTGGCGCCAGAGCGAACCGGCATCACCAGATGCTTAAGGACAAGCACCTTTCCAGATTGCGGCAGCACATCAACACCATGACCGTGCTTCTGACAAACTCCGTGTCCATGGCGCATTTCGCCTCGCAGTTTGCGCGTTCGTTCCCCGACGCCAACCTCCAACTTGGCTTCCTCTTCCACGAAGCCAACTAAGCCAGCAACCGAATACGACCGCAGAACAGGCCGCCATTGAGCGGCCTTTTTCTATTGGAGCGCCCGGCATGAGCCTCGACGTCTTCCCCGTCCTGCCGGGCCTCACCTTCAACAACACCCGGACTCCGCGCTGGTCCACCAAGACGAACACCTCGGTCAGCGGCAAGCAGCAGCGGGCGGCGTTCTGGTCCTATCCGGTGTGGCGCTACAAGCTGACTTACGAGTTGTTGCGCGCCGACACTGCGCACCTTGAACTGCAAACCCTCGTCGGCTTCTTCCTTGAGCATCGCGGATCGTGGGGTTCGTGGCTGTATTCCGACCCGAGCGACAACACGGTAGCGGGGCAGAGCATCGGGATTGGCAACGGCGTCTCTACCGACTTCCAACTCGTCCGCACCTTTGGCGCCAACGGGAACGCCTTTGTCGAGCCGATGACGGCGATCAATGGCGACCCTGTTATCAAGGTGGCGGGCGTTGCACAGGTGTTGGACACAGATTTTACCGTCAGCGATACCGGCCTAATCACCTTTGCCGCGCCACCCGCTTCCGGCGCCATCACCGCCGACTTTTCCTACTATTTCCGCTGCCACTTCACCACGGACGAACTGGAGCTAAACCAGTTCATGCACCAGCTTTGGGAAGCGCAGACGGTCGAATTCGAGACGCTGAAATGAAGCCCGCCAGCGCCGAGCTTGAAGCCATCCTTGCGAGCGGTGGCCCTTACATCTTTGCTGACCTCTACACCTTCAGCCTGCGCAATGGCCTGACCCTGCGCTACACCAGCGGCGACCGCGACATTACCCACGGCGGGCATTTGTTCCGCAGTGGTGGCGAGATTTCGGGCCATGCACTAGTCACGGGCGGGCGGATGCGCTGTGTTCGCGGGCTTGAGGTGGATACGACCGAAATCACCATTGCGCCGGGCGTCAACGACACGGTTAACGGCATTCCGATGCTCAAGGCCATCCGGCAGGGGCAGTTTGACCGGGCCAATCTGCTGAAGGAGCGGGCGTTCTTTGCCGACATGACAAGCTATGGCGACACCAGCCCCGGCACGCTGATTATCTTCTCGGGAGAGGTTGCTGACGCCACGCCATCGCGCACGGCGGCAAAGCTGACCATCAAGAGCGATATCTATTTGCTCAACGTGTCCATGCCGCGCGCGGTCTATCAGGCGTCATGTTCGCACACGCTGGGCGACACAGGCTGCGGCGTTGACCGTTCCGCCTATGCCGCAGCGTCAACCGTTTTGACGGGCTCGACGGCGGTTAGCATCGTTTGTGACTTGGCGCAGGCTGAGAGCTATTTCGACCTTGGCACTGTGGCGTTTACCAGCGGTGCGAATGCTGGCCTGTCGCGCTCCGTGAAGGCGTATGAGCCGGGCTCAGTCACGCTGACCGCGCCTTTCCCCAATACCCCGGACAATGGTGACGCATTCACCGTCTTGCCCGGCTGCGGGAAAATCATCCCGACACTGGCGCACAAGGTTGTTGACTACGTAATTTCAGCACCGCGCACCGTCACCATTGCGAATTTAACGGAAGACATGGGCGTGTCGCTCATTGGCATAAGCACGACGGTTCCTGGATATACCTACGAATATGGCGATGATGCCGGCTGGCACACGGGGTGGATGCCGCCCGTGACGACCAAGGCCCCAGACGTTGCCATGGTTAAGGTGTCTGGCGCCCCTGTTGCCGGCCAATATTCGCTCTCTGGCGGGACTTACACTTTCTCGTCTGCCAATGATGGGCGCTCCGTCAAGATCAGTTGCCAGTATGCCGCCGACAATACCGAGGCGCAGTGCTTCGCGATCTACAACAATGTCTCTCGGTTTTCTGGATGCCCACACATACCAGTGGCCGAAACCGCCACCTAGACAGGCGCCAATCGCCAGCAGCCTAGCCCCGCCATTGAGCGGGGCCTTTTCGTTGAAAGCCCCGCCATGACCGAAGACGAACAGCGCGCCGCCGTGGTTGCGGAAGCGCGGACATGGCTGCGCACGCCCTATCATCACCATGCCGCCGTGCGTGGGGTCGGTGCCGACTGCGCCATGTTCCCGCAGGCTGTCTATGTGGCGCGCGGAATCATGCAGCCGGTCAGCCTGGGCGATTACCCGGCGCAGTGGCACATGCACCACGACCAAGAACGCTACATCACCGCCGTGACGCAGTACAGCCGCGAGATCGACGGCCCGCCGAAGCCCGGCGACTTCGGCTTGGTTAAATTCGGCAAGACCTTCTCTCATGGCTTCATCGTCATTGAGTGGCCGATGGTCATCCATTCTGAAATGAGGTCTGGCGGCGTCATCATTAGCGACGCCAACAATGACGGCATTCTTCAATACAAGACCGGCGCCCTACGTGAGCGCCGCTTCTTTTCGCCGTGGGCCTGCTAGATGGCGGGTCTATTCGGCGGCGGCATGAAGACGCCGCAGGCGCAAGAGCAGCCTGCGGTTGGCGCGCTTAACGTCTCGACCTCTGCCTATGGCCTTGTCCGCCCGCTGGTGTGGGGCCGTGCGCGCTTGCCGGTCAACATGCTGTGGTACGGCGACTTCACGGCGACCGCGCACCAGAGCGGCGGCGGCCAGCAAGGCGGAAAGGGCGGTGACGGTGGCGGGGGCGGCGGGTCTACGAGTTACACCTATTCCGCCAGCATGGCGATGGGCGTCTGCGAAGGCCCCATTACCGGCATTGGCACGGTGTGGGAGGCCAAGAACGAAACTACCGTCGCGGCCATGGGCGGCACTGTCATTGTCGGCAATGACGGCCAAGCGCCCTGGACCTATCTGAGCAGCAACCACCCCGCCGAAGCCGTCAGCTTTTCCGGCCTCGCTTATATCGGTCTGCCCAATTACCAGCTTGGCGACTCGCCCAATACGCCGAACATCTCGGCTGAGGTCAAAACCCCGTCCGAGTTCAGCGCGGAAATCTTCGACGCCCTGCCGTCCGTGGTCGTGTCGGAGTTCCTTGAACGTGCGGCGTTCCCGAGCGCGAAAGTGGGCGGCCTGTCCGCTTACGGCACCTACTGCCAGGCCATGGGTATTTTTATCAGCCCGGCGCTGATCGAACAGGCGGCGGCCAACGCGACTCTGCAAGATTGGCTGCACGCCACCAACAGCGAGGCGGTGTGGTCTAGCGGCGTGCTTGCCATCGTGCCCTACGGCGATACCGAAGTTACGGGCAACGGCGTCACCTACACGCCCGACCTAACGCCGCAATACGACCTGGGCGACGACGACTTCTTCCCGGAAGAAGGCGAAGACCCGGTTATTTGTACTCGCCCCGATTCCGCCGACGCCTACAACCGCTATTCCGTCGAGTTCAAGGACCGCAGCAACGCCTACAACGTCGCCACAGCCACGGTTGACGACCAAGCGGCTATAGATCAGTTCGGCCTTCGCGCCACCCCGGTCGTCAAGGCCCACTTCATTTCAGACATGGAGACGGCGGAGTTTGTCGCCCGCGTCTTCATGGCGAGGGGGCTCTATGTAAGGGCTCAGTACGAATTCCGCCTGTCATGGAAGCACTGCCGCCTTGACGCCATGGATTTGGTCACGCTGACCGATTCCGGGCTGGGGCTGGACCGTGAACTAGTTCGCATCATCGAAATCGAGTGGCCCGAGGATGACGGCCCGGCCACGGTCAAGGCGGAAGAGGTTCCCGGCGCCATTGCCGCCCCGGCGCGCTATGTCACGCAGGCCACCAACAGCTATGCGGCCAACTTCAACGCCGATCCTGATGACGCCAACCCGCCCGTCATCTTTGAGCCGCCGGATGTGCTGGCGACAACCGGCCTTGAAGTGTGGGTTGCGGCCAGCGGTGGCCCGATCTGGGGCGGTGCCGAGGTGTGGCTGTCAACCACGGGGGACAACTACGCCCGCGTTGGCATCATCGCCGCCCCGAGCCGCCAAGGCGTGCTTTCCGCTACGCTGCCGGTGGGTGCGGCAACCGACAACACCAACACGCTCTCCGTCGATATGTCCATGAGCCGGGGCGTGCTCAATAGCGGTTCTGCCGCCGACGCCGTCGCGCTCAATAGCCTGTGTTATGTCGGCGGCGAATTGCTGGCCTACACCACGGCAACACTGACAGGTGCGCATGCCTACGGCCTCACTGGCCTTGTGCGCGGCGCCTACGGAACCACGATTGCCACCCACGACGCAGGCGCTCAGTTCGCGCGCTACGATGCGGGCGCGGCGTTCAAGTATCCGTTCCTACCGGCAGATATCGGCTCAACGGTCCATATCAAATTGTTGTCGTTCAACGTCTGGGGAGCGGCCACGCAGTCGCTTGCCGATGTTGACCCCATCACCTACCGCATCACCGGCTCAGCGCTCGCATCGCCACTCCCGAACGTCACCAGCCTATCCGTGGGATATGTCGGCGGCATCTCGCAAATGTCGTGGGCTGGCGTCACCGATTTCCGCACGGTTGACTACGAAATCCGCCAAGGTGCAAGCGCCAGCACGGCCCAAGTCATTGGACGCACGCCCAACACCTTCGTCCCGACATATGGTGACGGCACCTATTGGATTGCCGCGCACTACACCGTCCCCAATGGCGGCGATGTCTACTCTTCCGAATGGGCGGAGGTCATCGTCACGGGATCGCAGCTTACCAGCAATGTGATTGCCGGGTTTGATGAATCGGCAACAGGCTGGTCCGGCGCTCTATCTGATACCCGCGTTGTTGCTGGCAACGTGGAAATTGCGGCGTCTGGCAACATCTTGGCTTCCGCTGATGTCCTAAATATCACTGATGTGCTCAATTATGGCGGCTTTGCCCCCAGCGGCATTTACACCGTGCCGGCGGGCCATCGCATCAATGTTGGCCGCGTAGCGACTTGCAACATCATTGCCAAGGTGGCGGCGAATGGCCGGTCGGCAAACGACAACATTCTTGCCGTGGCAGATGTCCTCAACCTAGCCGACGTGCTGGGCGCGCTTTATGGCCCATCTGTATCCGCCACTCCGCAAATCAGGCGGTCGCAGGACGGCGCAACGTGGGGCGCGTGGCAAGACTGGTTCCCTGCTGCATACACCGCCATGGCCTTCGATTTCCGCGTGATGCTGGAATCGTCCGACCCTGACGTGGTGCCAGTTCTGACCGCGTTCTCGTTTGACGTTGATGTCCCCGACCGTACCGACTTCTTCCGCCTTGACGTGGCAGCAGGCGGAACGTCGGTTCTGTATGCGGACGGCCTGCAGGGCAACCCAGCAGCCAACTTCAACGGCGGCCCTAAGGGCGCGGAAGTCCCGCACATACAGGCGTCCATCGTCTCTGGCGCGCAGCAGGGCGACGACATCGTAATCACCGCCGACAGCAACGGCGGCTTCACCATCCAAGTCAAAAACGGCGGCGTCGGCGTGTCCGGTCGCACCGTCAACGTCAACCCGCAAGGATACTGACCGCCATGACCACCGGCACTATCAAGATTGAGACGGACGCCTCTGTAATCGTGCGGGGCAGCGAGCAGGCGATTGCTATCAACACCGCCCTTGCTGCCATGGCGGTTGATTTCACCAGCACAACCGCCCCCACGGCGGTGGGCCTTGGCCTGTCATCCCTGGCCGATGTGAAGTGGCACGACATTTCCGGCGTTACGGGTGGTGGTGCCGGCGGAACGTCCGTCATCAAGCAGCGCGACCATGCCGATACTGCGTGGGTGACGCTGGGCACCATCGACCACGCGGCCAAGACATATTACCCGGCTGGCGCGCTGCGACCGAGCAACAACCTCTCCGACCTCGCCAGCGCCTCCACGGCGCGGACGAACCTCGGCCTTGCTATTGGAACGGACGTGCAGGCGTACGATGCGGACCTTGCTACACTTGCTGCAATTTCCGGGGTGCGCGGCGACATGCTCTACTACGGAGCATCCGGGTGGGCCAGACTACCGAAGGGGTCCTCCGGTCAGGTTATCACCCAAGGCGCCAATGACCCGACGTGGGGGTCTGCCTCATCGTCGGACTACATCCTCATTCGCCATGACGCGTCCTCCGGTACTGCTGGCGGGACCTTCACTTCTGGATCGTGGCAGACCCATCCGTTGACCAACGAAGTATCGGATACCGGCGGCCACGCTTCGTTGGCGTCCAACCAGATCACGCTTGCCGCCGGCACCTACGTCGCAAAATGGCACGCCTACGGTGTTGCGTGTAACCAGCATCAGACCCGCCTTCAGAACATCACTGATACTGCGACGATTGACTTGGGGGCAACGGCTTATGCCCCGTCAGCCAACACCCCCATCGTCTCAGTTGGATCAACCAAGTTTACAATTTCCGGTAGCAAGGTGATCGAGATGCAGCATAGGTGCGCCGCGACTCGCGCCACGGACGGTTTTGGAGTGGCGGGTTCATTCGGAACCGAGGTCTACGCGAGCATTGAATTCTGGAAGGTGGCCTAATCATGGACCTCGCTCTTTTGATACACGCCTTTGGCATTGCGCTCACCGCGCAGGACGAGTCGCCGGCCTCTGACTTCTCGTCCTACGAGTCGATGCGCCGTACCTGGCGCTCCCCCGATCCCATTCCGACGCAGCAGGAACTTGAGGCGGCATGGACTCAAATCCTTCCGCAGTAAGCCAAACCAAACCATTTCAACCGCCCGCGAGGCGGTTTTTTCATGCCTGATCGAAGGACTCGACCATGGGCGACATTGACACCCTGGCCCGCACCATGTGGGCAGAAGCGCGCGGAGAGGGCGATGCCGGCATGGTTGCTGTCGGCTGCGCGATCCGCAACCGCGTAAACCTCGACCTCGGAAACGACGGCAAGCCCGACTGGTGGGGGGAGGGCTACGATGGCGTGTGCAAAAAGCCTTGGCAGTTCAGCTGCTGGAACGCCAGCGACCCGAACCTGCCGAAGTTGCTTGCGGTTGACGTGACCGACCCGATTTTCGCCAAGGCCCGCGCCCTGGCGGAGCGGATCATTCGCGGCGACTTCCCTGATCCGACCGGCGGCGCAACCCACTACCTCACCCGGGCGGCGTTCGAAAAATCGCCGCCCGGCCATTGGTGCCGCGCCAAACTGCCGTGCGCAGTTATCGGCCAGCACATGTTCTTCAAAGGGGTGTGACCATGCTCAAGCTAATCCCCATTGCTGGCGCAATCCTTGGCGCTACCGCTGGTGCTTTCATCGACTCCGCCGATCCCGTGCGCGGCGGTGCTGTCGGCACCATCTGCGGCGCTGTCGGAATCCCTGTCGGCCTATGGCTGCTGTGGGCGGCTTATGCCAAGCTCGCCGGCTTCCGGGTGCAGTGATGGCGTTTTGGGATGACGCACTCAAGACGCTTGGGCAGATCGCCCCCGGCATCGCCACCGCCCTCGGCGGCCCCGTTGCGGGACTTGCCGTCCAGGCGATTGCCGGGGCGCTTGGCCTTCCTGATGGGGCAACCAAGGACGATGCGCTGAAGGCTGTTTGCGGCGCAACGCCGGAGCAACTGATGGCACTCAAACAAGCGGATCAAGCCTTCGCCATCCGCATGCGCGAATTGGACATAGACCTCGACAAGCTCGCCGCGTCTGACCGTGACAGCGCACGCCGACGCGAGGTGGACACGCACGATAGCTGGACTCCGCGCATCCTCGCCGGCCTGGTCATCGTGGGCTATGCGCTAGTGCAGTGGTTCATCCTCCAGCACAGCGTGGCAGCCGACATGCGCGAAATCGTCTTGCGCTCACTCGGGACGCTCGACGCGGCGCTTGGCCTAGTGCTGGGCTACTACTTCGGCTCCGCCAACAAGAGCGCGTCGAAATGAACCCGGCATTCGGCGCCTGCCTCATGGGCCGCATCTGGCTTATGTGGTGGCGTGAGGCGCTATGGCCTCAGACATCGCGCATGGGGATATCCAGCGCAACCCGTGGCGGCGCCGGCCACAGGCCCAACGCCTCCAACTCGCGCACGGCCCACGCATAGTCGGCAAGCATCGTTGCCTCATGCCCGAGCGGGTCGGCAAACCCGCCCATCTCAATCTGCTGACATAGGGCAACCATGGCAGCTAGGGCGCGGTCAGCGTCCATCATTTCCCCTTTGGCTTTTCCGGATCGGGTGGGGCTTGGTGCCGCGCCACAAACTCCGCAATCGCCTGCAACACCACCACGGGTGCAGCCTCTACAATCTCGCGGTCGCTGAGTGGCGTGGGTGCGCCTGCCGCCCTAAGCACTTCGCGCAATGCTTCGCGTGGTAGTGCGATTGTCACTAGCCCCGGCATGGTCGGACCTCGCGCGCCTCTTCCATCTAGGCCCCATATGGGGCTAAAGTGCCCGCGTTCATTTGCCCATATTCGCTGCGGTTGATGGCTCTGCGGTGGCTCGCATTTTCAAGCCTCAAAATAGTTTAATGAAATCATGCGTGTACGAGGAATTTGCTTATGATGGTCGATAAGAAGTAACGCCTCTTTGGAGGTGGCGGAAATGGCTGGTTTTAGCCCTTAAACCCGCGTAAACGCTAGAAACTACTCTTTTGCGCCCATCTGGCCCATTCGCGGTCGGGTGGGCGTTTTTTATGCTTTCTAGTGGCTAGGTGGTGACTCGTCATTGACTCAGAAATGGTGAGACATCATGTTGCGGCTGGTGTCCACAGCCCGGTTGCCCCATGCCCGCCTTCACCGAAAAGTTTGTCGCAGATGCCCCGGTCGGAAAGCATTGGGATACCAAGGTTCCCGGCTTCGGCCTGCATGTCACCCCCAAGGGGCGCCGGTTCTTCTTCCGCTACCGTGACAAGGGGCGGAAGGCGCGTGAACTGACCATCGGCACGCTGGCAGAGTTCAAGGTCGAGACGGCGCGCGATAAGGCGCGGGCACTCGCGCAGCAGGTTCGCGATGGCGAGAGCCCAGCCGAAGAAAAGCGCCAAACGGTAGCCCTGGCGCGCGGCGGCGCATTCAGCCTGATCGTTGACGAGTATCTCACGGTCAAGGCCCCCACGTTCAAAGCCACCTCGCGCGGCGAGGTTGAGCGGCTTGCCCACGGCTACATCAAGCCGTTATTCGGCAAACTCAGTCTTGACGACTGTCGGGCGCTGGCAATCCAGAAAATCCACAACGGCATAGTGGCGAGCGGCGATAACCCTGATGGGATTTCCGCGATCTACGCGCGTCGCGTCATCGAGTGGTGCCGAACCATTTGGGAGTGGGCTGCCGAAAAGGAAATGCTGGGGAGCAATGGCGACCGTCGCAATCCATTCGCTGCCGTTGATTTCCAAGCGAAGCCGCGCGTCCGCAAGAGGTCGATTAGCGACCAAGAATATAACCAGTTAGGCGCAGGGCTTCGGGCCGAACGGTCGCGCACCGGAAGCCGGAAGATAAATCTGAACTACATCGAGTTTTGCATTCTGGTGGCGGCGCGGCGCAATGAGCCGCGAACGCTGCGCTGGGAAGATGTGGATTATTCCGCTGGAATCATCGAACAGAAGGCCCACAAGTCAGACCGACATCACGGCGAATCCCTGCGCTATGTCATCACCAGCGACATGCGGCAGTTGCTTGAGCGTATGCAGGAGGAACACCCGGAATCGCCGTGGTTGTTCCCCAAGTCATTCGACCCAACCGCTCACCTTGGCGACGTTAACCACACTTGGCTGACTGTGCGGAAGAAGGCCGAAGTCCCGTCCATGGTCTTCCATGACTTCCGGCGCGGCTTCACCCGTATTGCACAAACGCTTGGCGTCCCGAAGGAGGTTCGCGTCTCGCTGCTTGGGCACATGCCCAGCGATATGCACGGTAAGCACTATGACGAGGTGCTGCCAGAAGTGAGGGCGGCGGCGGCTGAGGCGGTAAATTCCGTCCAAGCCGCCTTGCTCCGTGGCGATGGCGTCAGTTACGGGCCGAAATCGACCGCTGCGCCCCCTCAAGATATGCCAGAAGATCGTCGCGCCGATAGCGAACCAGCCCGCCAATCTTGATGTGCTTGCATAGCTCGCGGCCATAGAAGCGCCAGTCTGCAAGCGTCTGCGGCCTTACCTTGAGGACAGCACACACCTCATCCGGGGTCATCAACTCGTCAATCATCATCATTTTCACCCCCATTGCACATCGGGCACGGCTGCGTCACCGCCTCCCGTTTGGTCCTAACTTGGCGCCAGCCGTCCTTGTGCCCGCACTTGGGGCATTCCAGATCGACCATGTGCGCGCCAGTCTCCCGCGACCCTCCGCAGGCCGACCCAGCATCCACCACATGCATCAGCACGCGGCGCGGACGGCGGGGGGGGGGGGGATTGCGGGAAGAGGTTGGGCGCGGTCATTGTGGGGCATCCAAATCAGTCGGCTGCAACATCGAGTCGATTTGGTCGATAATGCTGGTACTGACCACGCTTTCGCCGGGCAACTCTGGAACTGACACGGCGGCATCGCTCACGGCCTGCAATAGACCGCGCATCTTGTCGTTCTCAGCCCGCAGCTTAATGGCCTCGCCAGCCCGTTCGCGGGCTACCGTGCGCATCATCTCCGCATAGTCGGGCGCGCCAACAATCACAACATCACTCATTTCCCTACCTCCCCACCCGAACCGCCGCCGCCAATTCGGCTGGAACAGCAGCCTCCTTGCGGACGAAGATTCCGCCGTCCGCGTCCTGACCACAAAGCGCATGGTGGTGCCCACGGTCGTTGCCGCACTCGGGGCATGTCATCTGCTGGCCGTCGCGGATGGCGGCGAGGGCATCGTCAATAAGCTGCTTGCCGGTGACGCGCCGATCTCCATTTGCACCGCGTTCCATTAGGCTAAACGGCACCCATGGATGCAGCCGCTCCAGCGCCTTCACCGCCACATCAAGCAGCCCCTCCAACTGCGCCACCCGCTCCCCGGCGTCGCTAGTTTCGGACAGGAGGCGGTCGCGCTCATCTTCAGCACGGCACGCGCGGATTTCCATGTCTTGGCACTTCCCGCGCTCTTCGTGGAAGAGGCGGTCGGACAACTCGCGGTCTTGGCGCAGGCGCGCAATCTTCAACCGCACCTCTTCCGGCACCTCCATCAGGAAGTCGGACGAAACCGTGTCGGCAAGGACGGCGCCCGCGTTGCGACCGGCCTGGATTAGCGCGGATCGCAGGCACCCAACCTCCGCCAACAGCCGCGTATTTTCCTCAATGACGAGCCGCTTTTCGTCCAGAACGCGCGCCACCTTGTGCGGGTTTTGCAGGAGGTCGAGGGCGTCGGCGGCGTCGCGCATGAGCGCCTGCGACCACGCGATAATCGCTCGCCAATCGCACGGCTCCTTATTCACCCACGCGAGCTTTTCGGAGTATTCGCGCAGCATCGAGGCGGCATCACTCATGGCCCGGCTCCCCGTCGCAGATTTCCCGGAACGCAACCCGGTCCACCCCAAGGATTTTCGCGCCTTGCCCCTCGGACAGCACTTCATCCCGCCACAACTGCGCAACCTGAGCGGCAATATCAGGCTTGAAGAACGATAGCTTGCCCTTGCACGGCATGAACGGAAGCGCCTTAACGTTCGCCAGCACGAAGCCGTATCGCCCGAAGAACCACTCACTGGCGGAATCCTCCACGCAGTCCACGATATCGGCCATGCCGACGATCCCGCCCATGGGCATGGACTTGGCGCGCACCTCGCCATGGTCGCAGTCGATTTTCAGGCTGGCGTGGATCAGGAACGAGCCACGGAAGCGCGTCGGCCAATCCCGGTTTTCGATATCCTTGCCGTCATGCAGGATGCGCCACGCCCATGGTTGGCGGATGCTCAGTGCCTTCATTTCTTTTCCCCCACCTTCACGCCCGCCGCCTCTAAGGCAGCAATCACCGCCTCAACATCCCCGCGTATCGCCACCCGCACATGCTCCGGTGCCGCGCCCCAATCCGGCGCGTCTGTCGCGTAGGTGCAGCGGAGGCTGTCGTATAGGGCGCGGGCTCCGATTTCGATTAGGGCGGAGCGGGTCATTCGGCGGGTTCCAACTTGGCGAGCGCAAAGAACACGTCCCGGCAGGCGCGCACATCCACCAGCGCGTCGTGGGCGCCCTCCAATTCCTTGCCTAAGAAATGCCGATACGCTTCCGCCAGCTTCGGCGCCTTGGGCTTGTCGATACCAGCGGCCACCATCCGCTCAGTCGGCGGCAAATTCACGATGGGCGCCGACGCATCCATGGTGCAGTAGCTTTCCCCGGTGAAGGAGAAGGCCGCGCCCACGCGGTTAAGCAGGATGCCGACCAACATGCGGTCAAACCCGATGTTATGGGCCACCAGCTTGTCGGCACGCTCTGCCATGCTGCGAAACGCCATGGCGGCAGAGGCGGGCGTGACGCCAAAGCGCAAGGCAATGTCGTCGGTGATGCCGTGAACGTCGCTCGCACCCTTCGGAATGGGCAAGCCAGGGTCAACGATCAGGTTGAGGCTAGCCCGCTCCGTGCCGTCGTCATCCGTGAGGATGGCGGCAATCTGCACAATGTGCGGCTGGTGGGGCGCCGTGATGGGCGCCCGCTTATCCGGCAGGCCAGTTGTCTCCGTGTCGAAAAAGAGGATGGGCATTACGCGCCCTCGCCAGCGAACATGTCGGTCTTCGGCTCGGGAGCGATAATCTCAACCGTCTTCGCCTCTTCGGCCTGCGCCATGATCGAGGCGGCGGTAATCGGCTCATCTGCCACATACTCGCCGTCTTCGGTGGCCCGCAGCGTGCCCGCGAACCGCATGTCGTCCAATTCCTCGCGCGCGGGCATGCCCATCATCACCTCGGGGCAATACAGGCGAATGAGCATGGTTGCGGAGCGCCAGCGCAGCATGTGCTCGGGCATGGACTTGTATTTGCTGTTCTTCGTCCAGCCCTCGGCCTCGGCCATCGCCATGCTGGCGGTACTGGAAATTTCCTCGCCAGTTTCCGCAAGAATGGCGCTGGCGGTCACGGCCATATCCTTGGCAGTGCCCGTGGTTTTCCAGGTGATGCGGCCCTTGAGCACGCCCGCCCGGTTGGCGCGGGAAATCATGTACTGCGTGGACCAGCCAGCGCGACCGGATACGAAGTAGATGTTCTGCATGACCATCAACGGGTGCTCACCCATCTGGCGGGCAAGCTCAATGGCGATGATGCAGTCTGCGTGCTTGTTGCGGAGGTGTGCCGGCACCAGTTCCGAGGCGGCAAACACCTTGGCGACCCGCTGCATATGCTCGAAAGCAGCAGGGTTGGCGTAAACGTCGCCCGTGGCGGGCAGGTTGTCGGTGGCGATGGCGATCTGATTAGACATTTCTGTTACTCCGCTGCGATGGACGGCGGCGTGTAGAAGCCAGCGTCGTTTTCGTTGTCGAACCGCTTGGCAGCCCATTCCGGGCGCCCGTGCGGCAGGTAATCCCACTTCAACATCCGCTCCGCCGTGGGCCATTCGCCCTTGGCGCGCAGGTATTCCATTTCGTCGTAACCAAGCCAGTGGTCGCGGCGCGTGCATTCCGCAAAGAGCCAGCAGGCGTAATCATTGCGGATGCGCCCGGCTTCACGGTCGCGCATGGTCAACGGGACAATTCGCACGTCAAACGGCTTGGTCTTTTCCTGCACGATGAAGCGGAATGCTGGCTTGTCAGACAGGCCCAAAGCCTTCACGCCATCCAGATACCAAGGCTCTTGGCAGTAGTAGCCCCAATCCAAAATGCCCTTGCTCACCGCGTCGTTGCAGGCGTCGTCCTTCGTCTTGTAGTCGAACAGGTAGAAGCCAGACGGCGAGAACCACAGGTCGGCGCGGGCGCGGCGCCAAATTCCATAGCGGTCATCGAACCAGAAGAGCGACTGTTCCGGCTTTCCCTTGGAGAGCAGCACGCGAGCCATCGGATGGCGCTGCATGGCCTCTGACATGGCGACTAGACGCTTATGGGCGTCGTTGGTCAGGACGATAAGCCCAGCCTCTTCGGCCTCGTCCTTCGCGGCCCTGACTTCCTGCCACTTCTTCAGCGTGCCGTTGTAGCCTTCCGGCAAAACGAAGGTGCTGTCGGCAAAGAAATGGCGCTCCAGCATCATCAGATGCGCGGCGGTGCCGAATTCCATGGCGGGCGTTGCTTTGCGCGGCTCATCTTGGTCGGCCTTGAACTTGGCCGGGCTGGCGTCAACGATGGTCCGCGCGCCGCTGGACGAGAGCGCCCACGTTTGGGCGTGGTAGTCTTCGGCGCTGATATCGTAGACACCGGGGCCGTTTTCCTCGATGTGTGCGCGCCAGTCGCCCGGCTTGACGATCCCGCTCATTGCCGGGACTCCAGATAGGCAAGAACGTCAACCGCCAAACGCTCGCACTTCTCTGACATGCGGTGTCCGATCTTGTCGGCCATGAGCTTGCCAAGCTCATTAACCACGTCCTCATCTTCGGACGCACGCGGCGCGGCATCCTGCGCAGCGCGCCACATATGGGCCACGTCAGAGCGCGAAAGCACAGGCTCAACCACGCCTGGGAAATGCGCCTCTCGCGATGGACCAGCGGCCCGCATGGCGTCGTAAACGGCCTTTCCGCCAACGACCGGCACCAGCTTCCATTTCCCGCTCATTCCCCGCCCTCCACCAAACGCGGACGCCAATCGGCAACCATCCGCTCAAAATCCGCCCGGAACCCGTAGGCGTCCGGGTAGTTGCTGTGCGCGGCAATCAGCGCGACGACAGCCACCATGTCCTTGGCAATCGCCGTATCAACGCCCCACAAATCGGTGAAGTCGAAACCGCCGCAACTTCCGGCGTTCCACCATGCAAGGAGGAAGTTCGCCACTTTCGCAGACTGTCCGGTGTCGGACTTGGCGATGCGGATCAGGCGGGCGAGGGCTTCGAGGGCCTTCTGGTCGGTGATGTCGGTCATTGCCGAACCCTTTCCATCTCTGCTTGCAGTTCCGCAATCCGATAGCGGAGCGCGGAAACATCGCTTTCCCGCCGCTTCTCGGCCTTGGCGAGTTCTGCTTCATGTTCCCTGCGCTCGGATTCGACGCGGCGCTTGACTGCTTCAACCTCGGCCACCATCGGGTTCGGAATCATGTCTCGCCCGAATGCCTGCCCTTCGTTTTCGGCGGACACAGCCAAGCTCTCGCCAAGCCGGTCAAGCTGTTCGCTGGTGACTTCGACGCCCTCTTCGTCAAGGGCAATGGCGACGGCTTCGCGCCAGTAGTCGTTCATGCTCACAGCCCGCCCCCAACATCCTCGCAGACACCCGCAAATTCGGCGGGCGTCTGAGTGGTGGCGGAAGGCTTGGCGAGGATTTCGGCAAGCATCGGGGAGTCGATGGCGGCGCGCATAGAGTCGTGCGCCTCCTGCCTGCCAACGAACGGATTGAGGTGGGCAGAAATTGCTTTCGCCAACTCCAGCGCCAGCGCCTCAAGCGCGTCTGCCCGCTGCATCTTGGTCAGGCTTTCGGCGGCCTTGGCCTTCCAGTGGTCAAGAAGCATGGTCTGGTTGTCGCGGCTTTCCGTCATGTGGCGCAGATTGTCCCGCAACTGCTCGCACTCACTTCCGAGCGCGGTGATCTCTTCCCGGTAAATGGCGCACTGCTCAGCAAGCGCCTCCATGGTTTCGTCGCGCGGCATGGAGTTCGCCGGATCGCGCTCGTATTCCCGCAGGAAGTCCATTTCGTCTGTCTTGCTCATCACACCCTCACGGCTTCGGCGGCACAAAGGACACGCGCATAACCACGCAGTCCGCGCACGCCTGATGTTGGTAAACGGTCGGCTGTTCCGCTGCGGCGCCGGTCGGTATGGCGCGGGCGATGACCAACGCGAGGACGGCGGCGGCGGTTAGGGTGGTGAGGCGGGTCATTCGCATGCCTCCAGTTCCAGCGATTCCCAGCAGGTTTCCGCGTTGTCCGCGAACCACGCTTCCACGGCGTCAATCACGCCTTGGTCATTGGAGTCGGGGTAGCAGGCGGGGAGTGGCTTGCGGTAGGTCGTAAGGCGCCCGAGCCCCCGGCATGCGGCACAGCGCACACCAGCCGGGAGAATTTCCCAACAGGAGCCCTTGCAGCGCGGGCACTTGGCGTGCTCGCAAATCTCGAACCGCTCAAGCTCGACCTCGGGCGGGTCGCCCGGCAGCCAGTTGCCGTGGCCCTTGTCGAAATGGTCAGGCGTTCCCGGCGAGCCGCTGACGTACAGGCGCACGTCATAATCAATGGAGTCCTCGCCGCCCTCGGGGCCGACGATGACGGTAACGGTGGTGTCGTGCGTCCAGCGGTAGGCCATGGTCAGCCTCCCACGCCGTGATGCACTTCGACCGGCAGCGAAGCCATCTCCCCACCATTCAGCGCGCCAAACTCGGCTTGCGCCTCGCGCCGATGCTCCTCAGGGTTGCTCTCGTAGGAGAGGCAGAAGGCGCGGGCCTTGGAGAAGGCCCCTGCGAACGTATCGCCCTCGCACCACTCGCCGTTACCGTTTGCAACTCCAGTAGGATAAACAACTACGCTTAGGCCAAATGTCGGGCTGATTCCGACGTTCACGATCTTCCACCGGTTCGGCGGAAGAAGGTCTAAAATCGCCCTGCACTCGGAGGCCAGTTCGGCTGGGGTCATGGCTTCATTCATTTCACTTGCTCCACTGGCCCAACACCATCCGCGCTACGGTGCGCTGGCTCTGGGTGCTGCGAGGGTTGGCGAGGATTTCGCGGGCTTCGGCAATTCGCTCGGAAACCCAGAACATGGCGGGTAGGGAGAGGGCCACGCTCAGGCCCTCCGAAACGCGGCAGCCGCATCACGGTGTGCAGCAATCAAAGCCATCTGCGGAACTCCGCTTTCGAGCGCCGCATGGGCGCCGCGCAAAGCGTCGTCAATCTCGTCATCAATAGCGTTGCCGATCATGTCGGCGGCATTGCGCAGGAAGTCGCCGTCAGCGCCAAGGAACCCAGCCAGCGTGCGCAAGTGCTGTTGCGCGTTGCGGATCGTGTCGGCGGCGTAACCGGCGTACAGCGCGATATCGGCCAGCGTGTCGGGGTGCTTGTCTTCGTAGGCCATCTTCGTCTCCCTTGCCGGGCCGATGGGTTCGGCTGGTGCGGCGCATCACCGTGTGGCGATGGGAAAGACGTTATCGCACTTAAATGCGCAACACAAGGCATAATCGCACTATGATGCGGAATAAAATGCGCCTAACCCGCGCTATGGCTGTCCGGCATATTTTGCCGGTTGCATATCGTCGGATCATTTGGTGTATTGGAGGTGCTCGCCAACCAGCGGGCACCTTGAAAGGTTTGCCCCCTCACAAGGTGACACGAAGCGTTGTCAGACGCTGCGTGCAAGTCGTCACTTGACCCGCCGTGCCAGCACTGGCGGATACCATATTGGGGGGTTCGCAGCCGTGCGAAAGGCTTTTCAGCGTGCGATTATTGAGTCATCAGAGGGTGTTTACGGAAAAGTAGAACCATTACAAATGGCTAGGCTATACCACTTATTTCGCATTGACACGGCGGAAAAACCTAGTCTTGAACAGCCTTTGGCTGCTTGTGTCCAATCCGTAAACAAGCCTCGTCATACAGGTGAAAAATCCTGCCAACAACGCCTATCGGATCAGGAACGCCCTCGCGCTCAAGCGCAACTATAATGGCGTCTCGGATAGGCTCCCGCCAGACAGCGGCCTCTAATGGGGCGGGCTGAGACGGAGAAACGCCGTCCAGCAAGTGGTGGACGGTGACGCCGTAGCCAGCTCCGGTCGCAAGTTTCTGCAACGTGTCAAACTCGGCCTTGTTCTTATCAAGGACGCGGCGAAG